AGCCTTACCCTCAGCTCCAAATAGCTGCCATGAAGAAATTGCAGAAGTATCTGCAAAAGGAGTGACTGAAGTATAGGCACCGGTAGTTGAAGTAATAATAGCAGATCCAGAATTACCTACAACTTTCTTACCTACGTCTGCTGCGTTGAAAGCAGCAGTAGTACCAGTTGTATAGTTGTAAATATAAGTTCCAGTCCACCCATACAATAGAGCCCCATCGGAGCTAAATCTGGTATCTGCAGTGTGACTCGAATTTCCTTGCCAAGTAAAAGAAGTTCCAGAACTTAAGCTTGATAAATCATAGCCTGGAGACATAGTAAAATACTTACTAGTTGTACTACCAAAAGGATCAGAGGCTATTACCAAAGTACCATCAGGGGAAATAGTAACAGCTTGTGTTCGAGATATAAGAGTGCTTGAAGTTGTTCCACTTAGAGATGCAGTTGTAATATCCCACGCGGTCGACATAGTAAATTCTCTTAGTACAGCACTTCCAGAAATACCATCTTGAACCTGATACCCAGTTAACCCATTAGGTTGTATAAACAAACTAGGCATACTATTCACAAAAATAGCAGAAGAAGCCCCATGATAGGATGCGGTACTAAGATCATACGCAGTAGACATCTTCCATTGATAGATTATGTTGTTTTGATAATCTCCAAAATATAAATCATATCCGGAATTAGTTATATGTAAAGGACAATAAATATTGGCAGAACCTGCAACCCTGCTAGACATATCTAATGTATTTGCAGGAGTAGTATTTAGTGTACTTAAATCATGTGGAGTAGACATACTATATTGATAAACAGTTTTTGCATATCCGATTTCATTTGTGCTAGATACCATATATACATGATTACCAGTGGGATCAAATTCTACCACCTGCCAAGAACCTCCACTACCCTGGGATGTAATGCTTGGAGAAGTAGAATTAAGATTAACAGTGCTTGACATTTGATAACCGACTACTGTAGGATTACTATTCGTAAAAGTACCATCACCTGTTGCACTTGGTGTTAATGTTGAACTAGCATAAGAAATTGGTTTTTCATCAAAGAAGTCATAATTTGTGGCATTAGCATTAACGTCCCACTGACCTTTAGAACTAAATCCTTGCTGAGGAATTTCTTTAAACACACTTACATTTGGTACTGGGCTAACATTAGAAGATAAAGTAATAGTAGCGCTTTCATTATTAGCAAAACTTTTAGTTAAGCTACCAAGAGTACCAGCTACTCCTCCCCCAGAGCTAATTGTAATATTTCCAGATCCTAATACTGAATTACCATTTATAGTCTTAATATTAGTATTAGACACTAAAGTACTTTGATATCCTGATAAGTCAGGAGGTGTGTACGTAAGAACTTCTGAACCGCTGTCATAGGAAATAGATCCTGTGCTAGAAGCGGAAGCATTAGCTACTGTAAGATTAGAACTTCCTCCTATTTTAGAAACAGATATAGTATCTCCCGAAGCAGTATTAGATCCTAACACTATAGATGTACCGCTAGTAGCAGTAAACTCTGTGTTAGCTAATTTAACACCATTTAGAAATACTTGTACGCTACCAGGAATATAAGTAGCTGCAAAAGAAGTTTGATTTGCAGTAGCTGTAAATTCATAATCTGTTAGAGCAGGAGTACTAGAACCACTAGATCCTCCTGCAGATTGATCTACCCATGCATAGTCTGAACCATCCCAGCTCAACACTTGATCTGTTGATGCTGTTGATTGGTTTAAGTGCGTGTCAACATCAGAGTTACCATAACTACTTGCAACACTGCCAGGCTCCCACTTAGAATTAGCACTTACATAAATAAGAGCTTGACCGTTTGTAGGAACATTAGTAGTTAAATCTACGTCAGTAACATCGTCAAGAGATACACTTACAGTACCAAAATTAACGACTTCAATGTCGTCTCCTTCAATTGTAGCATTATTAAGAACTAGTGATGTACCATCTGTTGCTGTATAATCAGTAGCAGGTAATTTTACACCATTTCTGTATACGCCTATCTTACCTGCAGTATAAGTAGCTAAACTAGGAGTACTAGCAGAGTTAAAAGTATTAACTCCTGAAGAAATATTAGAATATAAAGTAGTAGAGTAGGATGTACCGCTTAAACTATTTACATCTACTGTAGGAGTTGCACCATATATAATTAACGCAAATGGAGCAGACGAGCTTGGTGTTCTATTTCCTGAACCGTCATAGAAAGATGCTCTAAACCCATTTACAGTTTTATTAGTTATTCCAACATAATAATCATCAAACGTTTCAGCATCAGACACAACAATATAATCAGTATTTGATTGTGCTGAGCTAAAGGTAAAATCCAATGTACCATTACTTGAATTCCAATTTGACCAACTTATGTTAGTGCCGGAAGCATTTGTGGTACTGGCAACTCTTGCAAATGCAAATGGTGCAATAACCGTAGTAGCTCCTCCAGCTACTATCCCTGCATTTCCACTATTAGTTACAGATCCTGAAAATTCAAAATCTAAATATCTAACTTCTACAGTGGTTCCTGCTACTAGAGGTCTAGTATTACTAAGAGTTAAATCTGTATTAGAAACTGTATACTCTGAAGGTTTTTGAGCAATACCTCCATAACTTACTAAAAGTTTATTTACATTGTCTGTAGTATTTACAAGAGTGAAAGTGTTTGTACTGCCATCTATTGAAAACTCTTGAGAAGTAACATTAGCAACGGATACGTTACTTCCATCAGCCCCAAAGGTATTGTTAGCATAAACACCAAAACTATCTACAGTACTAGTTAAAGAATTTACATTGTCTTGAACTAAATCTGCAGGCCCACCAACTCCTTGACTTACAAACGACAAATTCCCGCTACCATCAGTAGCGAGAACTTGACCTGAAGAACCTACAGAAGTTGGAAGAACTAAATGGACATTAGAAGCAAGAGTTGCATCAGCTGCAATACTAGAAATAAAAGAATTTGATTTAAATTCTATATTAGATGTAGACACCTGGTCTACGCGAAATGCTTGTTGTACCATTTAGTTTCCCTATCCACCAAAAGATTATATGTACTTTACAGAGTTAGTTAGATTTCTCTGTAAAGCTTAGTTTATTGTATTAAGTTGTGTGAAGCCACTGATATCTTTTTATTAGCGCTTCCGCCACTAGAGCGAACTGATATTATATCTGAGCCATCAATAGTTATGTTAAAGGTAGATAACTCATTAGTGCCCGTGTGTACTGCTCCATACTCAGTAAAGTGAACATCTGTACCATCGTGAACAATTAACATTTTGTTTATTTGATACTCCGAATTACTTATATCTTGAGTTAATAAAGTAAGTTCTGCAGCTCTATATACTGTACCAGGAAAGTTAAATATTTCTGTATCAGCTGTGCCCACAGAAGATTTAACATTGGAAGTTACATGAAGTTGAGTATTTAATTTAGTTACAGGAGTAGATACAGAACCTGTAAAGGTTGAGTCCCCTGTAAAAGACGTAGTACCATCAATAACTGCATCTAAATTAGCATTAACAGTATTAATATTAGTAGTATTAGTACTAATATTAGTGTTTGCAGCAGTTAAACCATTTACTACTGCAGAAACATTATCTTGTACAAGATCAACGTCTGCACCAATAGTAGATGCAACTGTAATTTCATCCGCGGCAGTAGTTAATGATATGCCCGTCCCTGCTACAAAAGTAAGAACGTCGGCATTAGCACTAGCTACTACATCACTTTGACCAGATACTTGAATAGTATTATAGTATACTAGTGAGTCTAGTCTGTTAGCATTAGTAACTGTATTAGAAGATATTGTAGGTAAGTCAGCTTCTACAGTACCAAATCTAGTACTAAGATCAGCTACATCTACACCGTCTACTGTTCCGTCAACAACTAAGTTATTAACTCTTAAATCTGCATAACCGCTAAAATTAAAGTCAGTAACTACATTACTACCTTCATCTTGTGTAAATGCTAAAGCTATTTGATCTGCAGATTCATCCCAACCTACAAAGACGTTAGCGTCTGAACCTCTAGAGATAAGAACACCAGAGTCAAAAGAAGCTGCTGCAGCGCCATTAGATAGAATAAGAGTTCTATCTTGGATAGTAGTATCTACAGAACCAATAGTTGTCTGAGTGCCTCCAACTACTAAATCTCCATCTACAGTAAGATTTTGATTCATAGTTACGTTGCCAGTAAAGGCAGTAGTACCATCTGTAATTGCAGCTACATTGTCTTGTACTAAATTAACATTAGCATTAGTAGCGGCAACATTATCCTGTACAGTATTAACATCAGTAGAACCATCAACATGAATAGCTACACTTTTACTACCTGCGTCACCAATAAGAGTGATACCGTCACCTGCAGTAAGAGTAAGCGAATCCGCATTAGCTCCTGCATCTACATTAACACCATTAGCTGTAATGCGTCTAAAGTATTTTAGAGAGTCTAGTCTAGCACTAGCTGTTGCTACGTTATCTTGAACAGTATCAATAGAGGTAGAACCTGCATTTACATTGTCTTGTACATCATCTATTAACCCTGATAAAGTTACATAAGTATTATGAGTATTAGCTACTCCAATCACAACATTGTCTTGTACAAGATCAACATCAGCTTTTAGAGTAGTATAAGTGTTATAAGTGTTAGCTACGCCTGTTAATATATCTGTAGCATTAGCAGATACATTACTTTGTACTGTATCTACTGCAGATTGAAGCGCGACTACACTTCCGCCTAACGCGAGGGAGTTAGCGGTATTGTCATAAAAGAATCCACCGGAGGTAGAAGAAATATTACCTCCGACTATAATACCTTTTTTGACCTTAAAGTCTTTTTGTTCCGTTGCCATTTAAGTGTCTCCTTAGTCTAAGAATCTTAGAATCTTAATAGTATTATTTGAACTTACAGCGCTAGCTTTTATCTCAACGTTATCGGTTGCTATATTAGCATTAAAAGTAACAATAGGTTGCGTACTAGAATGTACAATTGCATATTCTGTCAATTTTACATCAGTACCATCATGGACTAATAATACCTCAGAACTTTGGTATTGTCCATATGTTAAATCTTGAACATTGATAATTAGCTTTGCAAAGTTAAAATCGTTTTTATTAAAAGAACTTACTACTGTTTCTATAGTAGTAACATCTGTTTGAGTGGTTGAGTTCATAGTAAAACTTTCAACTCCTCCAGAGGAAAAACTAACATTACTTACAGAAGATAACTCATCTAAGTTTTCTATGCCAATAGTTCCTATATACCTTGCTCCAGATATAAATATACTCTTTCCAGAAAAGTTTATACCGTTAGGAAGGTTATTACCGATAAAATTTAGTACCCCTGATTCATAATCAAAAAACCATTCATCGTTGTTTCCTGATCCTGTTATAAATAATCGTGTACCATTAGTTTCAGGATTTGTTTCTCCAGCATCTGCAACATGAATTACTACTAAGTATGTAGATCCAAACTGAGGAGGTATCCAATTAGATAATCCTGTCTTCCAAGTTCTATGCTGAGTAGAAGTATTGTCTGCAGTACACTCTACCGCATTACCAGTAGCTTCAGAATATATTTCAACAATTTGCGAAGAGCTTGAAGGTTTTACTGTAGGTACTAAATTAGCTTGTATCCATGTTAAGTCTCCACGTTCAATAAACGGAGAAGGTATAGCTTCATTAGCTGCAAGCTTATTATCGTTAGTGTCAGTTTTAGTAGCAGCAAATCCTACTTTTTTCCATAGATAGTCTATTTTTTGTGAGTCAGATATAGCCATTAGCTAGTCTCCTCGAAACTTAAAGAAGTTAAGCTTTGACCAGTAGAAAGACCTATTGATATCAAAACTTGATTACCTGTTGAATTAGAAGCATTTTCTGTACCAAACGTTAAAGTGTACGCTTGGTTATTAATATAAGATCCTGTAGGTATTATATCAGCACCTGTTAACGCACAACCATCACTACCATTACCTCCGTTACCAGTATTAGAACCTGGCTGACCTGCGCCATTATATTGACTTGTAGCAGTTAACCAACCATTAGAACCAGAAGAGCTATCAATGCCAGATCCAGGCAGTGCTATGTTGAAAGAAGAGATAGTTCCTGTGAGTCTTACTTTGAAGTTTGCCATATTAGAACGTCTAAATGCAAGTCTGATAAACTGGGCCCCATTACGTCCAGTAGCTAGATCAGGGCCTATAGGTAAATATCCGCTACTTAGATCAGTATTAAAGTGCTTTAATATACCCCACCTAACTATAGCTTCATCCGTGCCCGCAACAGTTTGGGCACCTGACCAAGCAGAAGTATTAAAATAATCTGTAGAAGACGTGAAAGAAGGAGTAGCACCGCTAGCTCCTGATATTACAATACGTTTAGCATCATCATTATAAGTAGCGCCTAAGTTATCACTTACTGCTATGCTCTCTTCATTAAATCCAGATATAGATTGACTATAAACTTGAAGTTTGGTGTCTGAAAGCTCTGAGTAACTTCCTGTACCATTTACATTTTTCATTCTAAATTTTAAAGTTTCAGAAACTCTTGCAGAACCGTTTACATTTATAGAAATATCTCCCAAAGTGTATTTGTTAGAACTGTTCACACCTGTACCTTTTAGAGGAATTGAACTAGATAAATAACTAGAGGCACCATCAAGATCACTATAATTTTTATTTTGAGTTGAAATAGAGTTACCACTTGTGCTCTCAAAATTTGTAGCAGGAGCTATTGTAAAAGGAGTAGAAGTATCTCTATATGTTTGATCAATCCAATTATACACTTGAGCACCACTTAAAAGAACTTGAGCACCGCTATTATAATAAGCAATTCCAGATATATATCTTTTTGTGCCTGCAACGCTTTCTGTTAACGTAGCTGATGTTAAATCTATAATAGGAGTATCCGTTAAACTTTCTTTTACGATCTCAACTGTATTAGTAGACCCTTCTGTACTATGTTGAAGAGAGAAAGAATTAACACCATCAGACACAGTTGTAGCGCTTTTTTGTATATAAGCTTTAAATACTCTATAAAATCCTTCAGGATAAATTCTGCTACTTCCAGAAACTGAGTTGCCGCTAGCATCAGAACCATTAGCATCGATATCTTCACTTATAACTAAAGAAGTATAAGTTCCTGTATCACTGGCAGTAGTAAAGCTTTTAGTACCATCCACACTTCCATTTACAATAGCACTTAGATCACCTGATACAGCATTATAAGCATAAGAACTTAAAACATCGGTAGTTATAAAACCAACTTGATCTACAGTTCTATTCACACTATCTCCAGCACTTGCACTAGCTCCTCCAGTATTATCGTCAAAACCAGACGTTAGCAAAGGAGATAGTCCTACATCTTCTGAAGTCATAGTTATACTTTTAGAAGATAGCCCTGCTGGTGCGCTAGGTGGGTTATCTATTTGAATATAGTTGCTTCTTGTATCTGTATCATCAGTAGATGTCAAAGAGTTATCTCCTGTAGCAAGTAGTGAAAGATCGTAAGTACCTGTAGAAGTGTATTCATGAATAATATTAGCGCCTGTTGGAGTACCCGCTGCTCCTTCAGAAATAGAAACAGTATTAGAATCACCAAAGGACCATTCATAGGTATCAGTGTTTTCAGATTGATTTATAAAAGTAGCGATATTTCTCTTGTTACCGCTATAGTCTGTAAATAAGTATCCTAGCCTAGTACTAGAAGAATTAAGACCTTGAGATACAGTACTCATAGTTCCTATATACTCAGAGCGGGGGTCAGGGTTTACAGTTATAGTAGTTGCTGAGCTTGCAAATGGAGAAGTGCTATGGCCATTATATAAAGATAAGGTTACATCAAAAGTTTGCTGTACAGCTCTATTAGAAAGAGCAAAAGTATGAGATATGCTTTGATTAGTATCCCCACTAGAACCAGAACCTGTATTAACATACTGAGAAGTTCCGTCTCCCCAATCCCACTGATATCTAATAGTGTCAGGATAAGAAGAGTTATCGCCTGGAGCACTACTAGTAGTATTAGTAAAAGTTACGGGCAAGCCTGAAGTGGCTTCTTCATTGTTACCACTGTTAACACTTGAAGTAAAAGTAGGTGTATGAGTAGAATATACATATACAGAAGAGTTAGTACTATCGTCTTGACCATTTGAAGAGGAAGCAGCCGTAAGAGTTATAGTATAAGTTTCATCGCCTGCAGTATTATTATAAGTGTGAGAAATAGCGCCCCCACCTGGAGTGCCCGCACCGCTAGAGCCTAGAGAGCTGTTAGAGGTTCCATCTCCCCAGTTAATTTCATAAGAATCAGTAAACTGAGAAGTGTTAGTTAAGGAAACAGATGTAGCATCGTCTATAGTGCTGTCAGCAATAGAAAATCCAGCTATAGGGGCAGGAGTTTGTAGTGATATATAGTTAACTCTAGTAGAAAAGGCTTCAGAGCCTTCACCTGATCCTGAAGTATTTTTAGCTGTTACTGTTATAGTTTGTAACCCTCCATCAGGTACTACATAGGTATGAGGTACAGAGGTAGAAGAAGTTGTTGTATTAGCTGTTCCATCTCCCCAGCTTATTTCATAGTTGTTAGCATTGCCTTCAGCAGTTATGCTAAGTGTAACAGCTAGAGGAGAGTTGCCTGCAGTAATATTAGAAGCAAAAGAAACTTCTTTTACAAAAGTATCGTTTCTTACATTTTCAAGAACTTCATTAAGAATGTCTATAGCATCTGTGACTTTTGTATCAGTATCAAAATACTGATAAGCGCCATCCGCCAAAGAAGAGTCCAAACTTGTTCCAAGTGCAAGAGTATTAGCAGTGGTGTTTACAGAGTTAGCTATTAAATTAGTAACTTCGATAGTTTGAGCTACAAGGTTACCAGTAGATACGCTGTGCGTAGCTTCAACCGTTACTCCAAACACGTTACTTTGAGTCACACTAGCAGTTATACTATCTGCAGTCATTTCACCTGCTCTAAAGTCTGCAGGGCTGCCTGTGAATACTTCTCCGCTATTTGTAGCGTCTAGTAAAAATGAGTAAGAATTAGAAGCAGCGTTCCAACCAAAGAATCCTAGTTTAGATTGATTATCTTCATAATATCTAAACTCTACACCACGATCTTTACCGTCAGAAGATTCTAAAGCTGTATTTCCGGCAAGAGTAATAATAGGATCTTTTAGAGTAGTAACTGTAGTATCTACAGAAGTAGTATTTCCTTCTACAATCAAGTTTCCTAGTAGTAGTAGGTTAGTAGCATCAAGAGTTATACTTCCAGCATTAGAAGAAATATTAGACCCACTAATTACTATATCGCCTATATTAGCGCGAGGAAAACCTGTTTTAAGATATGTTTCATTAATAGCAGATACTAAGTTAGAAGTGTCAACAGTAACTAAGTCAGCTTTAGATCCTACATTAGAATCTACTCTAAACTCTAGTGAGTTTACGTTTGCAGTTAGAGAGTCTAAGTTTGCTACTGTGCGTACTTCTAAAGTATTAACATTTGCAGTAAGAGTATTTAAATTTGCAGTTACAGAAGCATCTAGTGCTTCTACATTACCAGCTAGGGAGTTTAAGTTTGCAGTTACACGAAAGTCTAGTGAATTTACATTTGAAGTAGTTAAGTCTATATTAGCTTGAGTACGGCTTTCAAGAGCATCTACATTAGCAGTAATAACATCAAGATTAGCAGTTACACGAAGATCTAGAGAAGAAATGTTGCTACTTACTACATCAATATTAGCGCTTACATTGTCTGCAAGTGCTACAACATTTTCATGCAAAGAAGTAACGTTAGCTTGAAGTTCAGCAATGTCTTCTCCGCCTACATCTGCAATAGCTGCATTAGCATAGGCAGCATAGGCATCTAAATTGGAACTTACTACGCCGATATTAGCTGTAAGTTGTACTACGTTATCATCAAGATCTTGTAGGTGTTGAGCATTACCACTTGAAAGAGAGTTAATAGCCGCAACAATATTATCTGTTACACTAGTAACTAAGTTAACAGGATCACCTGTTAAAGCTATAATCTGAGCATTAGAAGCTAAGTCGCTGGCAACAATTTCAACTGTATTAATAGCGTTTGCATCAGCAGTAAGACTTACACCAGGAATTCTAACTGTGCCATCAGGATCAACGTTAAAGTTTTGAATATCAATTGTTGAGCCGCTAATAGATGAATTAGCGCCGATAAAAATTGTACCTTCTGCGACGTGTATCTCTTTAAACTTACGTTCGGGAGTACCTAAACTCGTAGCCTCATCAGAACTAGGAACAATATTAGAACCTACAACAATACTTGATCCAGGTATAGAAGTGTTGGCACTAATAAAAAGATCACGGGCGTCTCCTGAACGCACCGTGATCTCATTTTGATGTTCACCTATACCGATGTTAAGATTACCTACGTTGGCATTCTCTTCACCTTTGGGACCTCGTATCCCTACTTCTACAACTTTTATAGCCCCTGAATTAGGAGCTGTTACAACTACTTGATTTGTGGTCTCGGAGACAGTGACGGATTGTACTGTTTCACTTACGGTTACTCTGTTGCTCAAACTGTAATCTCTGGAACTACGTTAAATTTTCCTTCGAGTATTCTAGTAACAACTCCAGAAGGAGATTGTATTTCGAGATCATATTTAAGAGAACCAGGAGGTATAGCAGAAGTATTAGCTGCAGCAATTAATAGCCTAACGTTTCCGTTAGCTCCATCTTCGCTGTCTTCTACCGAACCATTTAATATACAGTGACCATTTGAGGTAGCATTACTATGTAAATCTACTATAAGGTCTCCACCGCTATATTCACGAACGTGCATCCTAACTAAATAGTTGTTAAGACTTACCGCTGTACCAGTGGAATCTTTATAGGTTATGATTTTATCAAAAGTAGCTCCTTGCTCACAAGTGAAATTATACTTTCCTGCTGACATTTATTTTTTGTCTCCTAGCAGATCCTTCATCAAGGAATCGTAGTTATTATTGATTTGTACGGCTACTCCAGTATCGCGCTTTGGTCGTGCTGAGGTTTCCATATCATTAAGAAGCTTCATCCAATCAAGTAAATCTTTCTTAGAATAGACACCTGACTCAAAAGCTTCCTGTAGTTTCTCGTCGATAACTTTGTTTATAACTGTTAATCGCTTTTGGCGATTTAAGTAGCCTTGGCTTAAATAAACGTTATCCACGTAAGATTTAACTTCTTTATTCTCAATAATACTGGTTACTTGGTCCATTGTCAATGAGTGATTTTTAGCTATTTCATCAATGCTCTGACCGGCTAGAAAATCATTTGCAACAAGTAGGTATGTAGGATCAAGCGCTGGAGCAGCGAGTGATTCATTTAGTTGTTCGCTGTAAGTAACAGGTATGTTTGGTTTATCATTCATTTATAAGTCTTCTTTTAATTTATCCCAAGGCTGTTCGCCTGACCATGCTTGGAAGTTTCTTACTGGTGCTAGCAAACACATTGTTTTATCAGGAAACATAATTGTTATGCTAGTTGTTTTAGTATCTAAGTTTGTCCATATATACAGCCCTGCTCTGTAAAACTGTTTTGTACTAGACTCACGGATCATGCTGTCTCCTGTGAATATTAGTCGTTCATCTACTTTACGAAGTACTTCAAATACGTCTATAACATTGTTACATGGCAGCATAGCTGTCATAGTTTTTTCTTGTCCTAAAGCAGAGGTCGCAGTAGAAATCAGTAGTGCGGTAATTAAAAATATGCGTTTCATAGTTCACTCTCATATGTTATGGTGAAGATCATATCAGCCACTCCGTAAGGAGCCATAACACCTTCATCAGTGCTAAGTTGTAGTATTCTTACATCGACTAAACAATCTACACGATTTTTTAAATTATTGAGTACATGCTCTATATCATCTAGTAGTGCTTCTGCCCACCAGGTAGAATCTTCATTTTCTCCTAAGTCTTCATGTACATAACCTCTAAGATTAAAAGTAGCAGTTTTATATCTAATACCTGCTTCAGCTTCTCTAAAGGCTTCTTCTACTATATAAAAGCAGATTGTAGGAAAATCGTTAAGCTCATATAAAAACTTATAACTTGGAAAACAATTTTCATGGCAATCTGTATTAAAAGTATACTGTTTAGGGCCTGGAAGATGAGCTGTTTGAATAGAGGTGCCTCCATCAATAGTTCTTAGCTCTTCTGTTAAGCTTCTAAGTAAAGTTAACTTGTTCATTCTGGCTGTACAGGCTTTGTACCAAATGTTCTGTTATATCCTGGATCTTCATCATAGGCGCCTGCCCACTTATTCTCGGTAAAAGCTGCAAACTCTATAAGAGCATCTAAATCAAAAAAAATATCAGATATCCAACTCTCAAGTTCTATTGTTTTAGCTTTTAAGTCTGCTATATCGCGAGACGCATTAATCTCATCTTCTACAGCCATACGACTAGTTAATTGTGCTACTTGTTCGGTTAGTTGTTCTATTGTTTGTGCTTGTTGAGCTGTCCACCAAACAAATGCACTTACTTGCAGTACTATCGCAGCAACAACTCCTATGCTAAATTTTGTGTTCATTGTTTATACTCCATTTCAGTTATAACTTCACGGCCTTCACGATCATTTGCAATGCCCGCAGCTAAACTTTGTATCTGTTCTATTATATGATTACAGCTGTCTTGGTCATACTTTTTTTCTGCTTGTTCAGAAAACTCATTACGCAGCCTATGTACTTGTACAGCTAAATCGTGCATTGTGTTTATTCGTTGGATAACACTCTCAATACTATGCCTCATGCTTACTCCTCAAATGTTTTTCATACGCTTCTTCAAATCCGTCTTCATGATAACAAAGCTCGTGATTACCCCACATACGTTTAAAATACCCATTATAGCTATCTTTCATAGTCTTATCATCTACAATATGACCTTTAACCATGTAAAACAGTTTAGCTATTTCTTTATCAGTCATCGCTTATATCCCCGCTTGAATCTTTATAACGTAGCTTAGGTGTATCATCTCTACAACGCTCGCTGCAGTACCATATACGTCCTTTACTAGCTATGCCACAAAATACATCATAGGCTCGATGATCACCGTTGCCAAGTGCTTCAAAAGATATATGAGTAGCTGTGCATCTGCTCACAGTCCCAAGCTCCACATCCATACAGGAATAATTATGAAATGAAACAGTACGCACATAAATATCATTAACTTAACAGTTAACATATTATTATTTTTGTTAGTCATTTATTAACTTTTCTATAGCATTAACATATCCAGGCATAGAATGATCACTTATAGAATCAAAACGTCCGGCAGCTAGTCCAAGACCTATGCCACGTATACGATCCCATGCTCTTGACAATCCATGAACACTGCGTTTCTTGCCGTAGGAACTTATATAGTGCTCATCGCCATCATGACGATAACCCATTATCCATAAAGGTACGCGTGTTACAATATCATTATTATTAACCCAACGATTATGCGTAACGCTCAAAGAACAGCAAAAAGCTGCATTGCCTACGCGAGGAGAGCCATAAGTATAAAGTTCTCTTACCTCTGGTAACATTATATCATCTTGACAACGAGATGCCAAGATTGTTGCCATTGCAGCTCCTAGTGAATGTCCACAAAACCATACTCTACGGTTGCCTGCTGCTTTCAAATGTGGTAATATCAAAGAATATAAATCATCACACTCTTGTTTAAAACCTCGATGTACACGACCTACTGTTTCTGCCGCAGTCATAGCTGCTTTAAGATCAGCACTAACATCGTTCCATTCGCCTGGCTCTGTTCCACGACACGCAATTACTAAATCATATTTGCTTGAAAAGCAATAGGCTTGTGCGCCGTCACGATCTAAAAAAGTTATTTCACTAAAACCTAGTTGTTGACCTCGTCTACGTGCAGGGGTTTCATCTCTGTAAGAAGTATTTGATAATCTTGCAAATAACAAACTCTTTTCCAGAAAGGATAATTCTTCAATCATAGTACAACTCCTTTACAAAATTAATTGTATATAGCATAAAGTTATCATAGTATTTGTACTATGTCCAACTCTTTTAACGAAAATTCAAAAAATTACTGGGGGAACGCGTGTGAGTGTGCGCAGCGCACGCATAGGTTGTAATGTGCCAAAACCGCCCTACCATAGGTTGCAAAAATAATAAAACTACAGTTTTTTTTAAAAACGGCAGTTTTTGCCGGCCCTATACGGGCCGATATGGTTTTGCGATACCAGCGGCGGCTGCCTTGCAATATTTTGCCCAATATGCGCGACGGCTTTCTATTTCGGCGCGGGCTTCGCTATACGGCGCATATGCGCGAAAAACTACGTTTGCGGTTCCTTGCACCTTATTGCAAACATCGCACAAGCGCACAAAATTTTCTAGAACCATTGCGCCACCATTGGCTTCAGAAACTAAGTGACCCGCTTCGCGAGCATCCCAAGTGCCGCAAGCTGCGCAGCAATCAAAGCGCGCGAAAACTTCGTTGCGGATTTTTGCGGGGATTCTTGATTTTTTAGCCATGTCGTTTTCTCCTATCTATAATAAGAATATACATACCGCGGGCGATAAATACAAGAGAAAAAAGGACTTTTTTTAAAAAAAATTTGTTTTGCTTTAAAATCAATAGGTTAGCAGATTTTTGCAAAAAAAGCTGAATATGGGCTTGAAACCCGCGAAAATATGCTTATATTAATATTATGACATTTACGAAAGGATTTAAAATGTTTGGATATATTGTTCGCGAAACCGAAAAAGCCGTTGCCTTTGTTCAAGAGGGCAAATTTGCGGGCGTCGAAGTCAAGGCGCTATGGGTTCCACGGTCTAAAATCAATTCTATGGTTGAGCGCGATAGCTACTCGCCAAGCATCCAGCTTGCCGGTGAGAAAATTCGCCGCTTTGGAATTCCAACGGATATTGAAATTGATCCAGAATTTTTAAAAAAGATTGGGGTGTAAAATGAAAATCGCAAAGCGTAAACCCCAAACACCGCAGCCCGTAAAAAGGGCTGACGGTTCATGGTTTGTTCCATCTCGCCGTTGTTCGTCAACAATCAACAATAAAATTTCTAGCAGCTTCAAAGGAGTTAAAAAATGAGCGATCTGGATATTATAAAGTACCACCTGTCTACAAAAGAATTCTGGTTCGGTATAGTTGTAACTCTACTAGGTACGCTTGCAATATGGGTAGCAGTGCAACTTGCAGCTGAGTTCTTGTAAAAAGCGTGCAAAATCAATAGCTTAGCGGCAGGGCCGCCCCGCCCGCTAAGTAGTTGATTTTAAACAGTTTTTTTAGGGTTGCAAAGCAATTAAAACTATGCGATAAACTTATATAAGATAACAAAGGAGAAAATCTTATGACTACATTTTACACCGCTGGAAAAGTTTGGCACAATAAAAAATTTCAAAATCTGCGTGATGATCTAGGCTATGCTGTAAAAGCTCGCTGGATTGACTTAGAAAATGATAGTGATTTTGTGCAAAATCAAAAAGATCAGCTCTGGAATTTGTGCTATGAAGATGTTCGGGATAGTGATTTCTTGCTGCTATATTGTGAAGATTTTAACGAAGAACAGCGCGGAGCGCTAGTTGAAATTGGAATGGCTTATGGCTGCGGAAAACCAGTATATGCTATAGGTAAGTGTGCAAGCATTGCACCTAATGAAATATCTGATGTTGCCTTCACGCATTTCAAAAACTGGACATGGCTAGAAACGACTGACTTAGTAGAAGGTGCAGACCAAGCTATTGCTATGCATGAAGGAAAGCAAAAGGCCCAGCGCCTTGTGAGTATGTTTAAAGATTTTAGAACTGTTGGAACAGTACAATCGGAGGTTGCATAAATGCCTTATATTCCCGTAGAAGATCGTTCACGCGTTGATGAAGCTGTAATGGATCAAGGGTGCCAATGGGTACCCAACAACGCCGGAGAGCTAAACTGGTTAGTATCTAGTTTTATAAATAATTTTTTAGAAGTGCATGGTGTACGCTATGCGTATCTAAATGAAATGATGGGCGCTCTAGAGTGTTGCAAGCTAGAGCTGTATCGCAAGGTAGGTGCGCCTTATGAAGAAATAAAAGAGGCTGAAAATGGTAAAGCGTACTCAGTCGAATTGCAAGGAGCTGATTACTGAGAATAATCCAACGCCTAATAATCCTTTAATATCAAAGGGTTAGAGGGCGCGGCGCCCCCGCGCGCTAAGTGCTTGATTTTAAACACTTTTTTAGTGCTTGACAATAATATAATAAAAGAGTATGGTTTCTTATAGTCAATTAAAAGGAGTTCTCATGGCTACTAAAACTGTAAATTATACTACCGCACAAGTTGATCAAATTATCAGCATGTACAAGCAATCAGGTAATGAAGCTTTGCCAGAGATTGCTGCAGCTGTTGGTAAATCAGTTCGCTCTGTACGTTCTAAGCTAGTGCGGGAAGGCGTATACGTGGCTACCCCTAAGCCAAAACGGTCTTCAATTGATAAAGGACCTACTAAAAAAGAGCTTCTTAATGAGCTCGAGAAGGTGTGTGGTTTTGATGTCACACCTCTGTCTGGTTCTACAAAAGAGGGATTGCTTTCGCTGATCTCTTTTGCTAAAAAAATGGGAGAAGCTTAGGCTTCTCCACAACCCTTTTAGGAGATATTTATGTCTGTAAAAACTGCTATATGTTACGATGAGTGCGGCACGGAAGTTTCTATCCAAGTCGAGAGCTATCACCAGATACCTCAAGAATGGCGGTTCTGCTATTGGCAAGAATTCAGTGATCGGGAGCTTGCTGAGTGGCGGCTGGATCAGGAGCAAGACTGGCCCTAGCCTCGCAAAAAACCCTTTAATATCAAAGGGTTAGCCGCACCGCCAAAAAAGTGTGTAATATCAAGGGGTTAGCAAGGGGGTCGCCCCGCTCGCTAAGTTATTGATTTTAAAGGGTTTTTTAATTCAAATAAAATGCTAAGTGCTTGTTTTTAAACGATTCTTTTCTGTTGACTTCAGCTGATTTATTCTTTATAAGTTATATATAAGGAGAATTTACTAATGATTAAAAATATTTCTATCTTTGATTTAGACGGAACCTGCGTTGATAGCTCGCATAGGCAAGCTACTCTTGCAGATGGTACGCTAAACTTGGCGGCTTGGTTTGCCAACGCTACACCTGAAAAGATAGCTCAAGACAAGCTGCTTCCTTTAGCCAAGGAAATAAGCAACCGTAAAGATAAAGGCGATTATGTGATAATCTGCACTGCTAGGAATATGTCTAGCGCAGATTATGAGTTTTTGAAAAAGAATAACATGGTTGCTCACAAGATTATTTCTCGCCCTGTGGGAAATATGGAAGCAGACGGATCACTTAAGGCGAAACAGCTTTCATCCTTTTTAAGCCTCCGCCAATTTAAAAGAGCTTCAAAAGTGATGTTTGATGACGCGCAAAGTGTCCGTTCTGCTATCCGAAAAATTGGTATTGCGGTACTAGATCCCGCAAAAATCAACTAGAGGTTGTTATGGAATATACTCACGAATTAATGTTAGAATGTCACGAAAAACGAATGGGAGGAAATATGCGACACTTAATGATAATACGGCCAGATGGTGGCATCTGTGATTGCTATGGAGAGATCGAAGAAAATAGCAATTTTGAAGTCGTATGCTACGACGAAGAAAATGATGGAATTTGGGCAACGGGAAACCATGATACCAATGAACCATTTAAAGACTGGGAAGAAGCTGTTAAATGGCTATGCGAAAATCTTGACTCACGGATTGAACAGCTAACCGCTGTTTAATCCTTTAAAAACAAGCACTTACGGGCCGGGGCGCCCCGGCGGCTAAGTCATTGATTTTAAACGATTTTTTAATTGAAAAAAAAATGCTAAGTCCTTGTTTTTAAACGATTCTTTTTTCTTGCATTCTGCTTATTTTAAAGCTATAAATATTATATTAACCCTCAAACAAAAAGGAGGCCAAATATGGCTACAACTAAAACTGCAAATTACACCGCCGCTCAAGTCGAGCAAATCGTTTCTATGTATGCTGATCTAGGTAACGAAGGTCTGCAAGACATCTCTGACGCCGTGGGCAAATCTGTCCGGTCAGTTCGTTCGAAACTCGTGCGTGAGGGTGTTTATGTCGCCACCCCTAAAGCCGCTGCACCTAAGCGGGATCAAGGCCCAACCAAAAAAGAGCTGTTAAATCAGCTTGAAGAAATGGTTGGTTTTGATGTTACTCCACTTTCGGGGTCAACCAAAGAAGGTTTGCAATCTCTGATTGCATTCGCCTCTAAGGTGGCATAAACCAGAGGGGGCAAGGTTGCAGCCTTGCCCCTTTTTACTTGACACTGAAAAAAGTGTTTAATATCAAACACTTACGGGCCGGGGCCCCCCGCGAGCTAAGTCATTGAAAACAAACAGTTTTTTAGTTAGCAGAAAAAGGCTAAGTGCTTGATTTTAAACGATTCTTTTTATTTGACAGTCTAATGTTTTTGCTTTACACCTATAAGGGTAAAGCATACAGGAGAATTTACAAATGCCTTTCAAGCCTACTCTTTTCGTTGTAACCGATATTGAAACCACCATGCGCAAGCGTATTGCGTTTGATATTGCTTGGCGCATTGTTGACCGAAAAGGTCGGGAATATGGTTCTGGCTCTTATGTTATTCGTGAAGCCTTCAAACTTGATCTGCCTTTTTTCGCTGAAAAAATGGGTCATTATTTTGATGATGCTTACAGCCACAAAATTGTGCCTGCATCTATTGATGACGTTCGCGCAGAGTACAACGCGCAAATTAATGCTCTTGCTGCTGCGGGTCATAAAGTCATTCTATGCGCTTACAATGCGCGTTTTGATTTTACGCATCTGCCTCGCACTTTGCAAGTTTTGCACAATGACACCTCTGCGCGTTGGTTAGATAACGCTTTTCCTCTGCTCGATATTTGGGATTTTTGGGGCCAAAGCGTTCCTCTTAATTATCGCGCCAATCCTTCAAAATCTGGCAAATACTTTTCAACGTCTGCGGAAAGCGCATACCGTTGGGAATTCATGCAAGAAGATTTTGAAGAACGTCATATTGCGTGGCATGATTGCTTGATTGAAAGTGATATTTTGCTGAAAGCATTGCATCGCAAAAAGTCTATGCCTATAGTTTCCAAGCCTTCCGAGTTTTCTGGATCAGTTTGGAGAGATATCAATCTGAGACTAGGCGTTGACGGTTCTCAGGCTCTTGCTGCATAATTAAACTGGGGTTTGCAAAGCGCAAGCCCCCCACAACCCGAGGTTGAAAAAATGGCTAAAATTAAACTTGCGCTTCCTTATATACTAAAGGCTTATATCGTTTACTCTGTTATATCCGAAACGGTAGTTTTAGGCGGGCTTATATACTTAATTTTCTTTTAATATCAAGGGGTTAGGCGGCGGGGCCCACAACCTGCTAAACTATTGAAAACAAACACTTTTTTTACTATTGCAGAAACATTTTAAAACTGATACTAATAATTAAAGGAGATAATATGGCTAGAAGAGTTGAATGGAAGGCTATCGGTAAATGTAAAGTTTGTGGCATAAATTTATATGCTGAGACTGACAATAAACCTCATAAGATTGCTATGCCTTGCAATCTAGGAGGTTGCCCTTATGAAACACCAGAACAGCAGCAAAGCGCTGATGAATTTTGGAGATCACTACCACCAGCAGGAAAAGGAATAACTTATTATGAATAAACACTCAAATACATATAAAGAATGGTTTGCAGAAGTCGATCGTATCTTAGAACGTTCTATAGGCTTAGGGCAGGACTGTCTAGCAGACTGGCTAAGTCGAGACGCTTATAATGATGGTCTTAGCGCAGAAGAAGGTGCAGCTCTTTGCCTAGAAGCTCAAGACTTAATGAATGACGATGAGATATCAGAATTATTAAGTTAAATCAGGGGCTTAGGCCCCGAGGCGCCCTGGCTCCTAACTTATTGATTTCATTGATCTTTTTCTCTCTTGACACAACTTAAAGTTGAATGAGGCGCCCTAGGCGCCGCCTATAGTAGTAGTTCAACAACCCGGATGCAAGTAGAAAAACAATTTAAGCTGCACCCAAACGTAAGTCTACTTTAGTTTTAGCACCAGGCCAAGTAGTAGTTCAACTATCATATTTCGTGGACCATAGTAGGCATTCGAAGTAATTATTTAATAGTCTAGCGCCACTATTATAGTGGAAAAACTATAGCGTTGTCAAGCGCAAATTAGCTGTGTCCGCTCGTCAAAGTCAAGTCACATAAAAAAACAGAGAGCAGCATAGAAGCAGAAGATTCATCTTTCTTCTTGCTTACTTGCTGTTTTTATCGTATATTGATTATGTTGATGAGGGAAATGAGCGCCTCGAACCAGCTCAGAAGCCAATTATATAGAAAGAGGTTCAAATATGGCTAACACTACAGTAAACTACACAGACGCACAAGTAGAAATGATTGTTGAAATGTACAACGAGCTAGGCAATGACGGTCTTGAAGAAATCGCATCTGCTGTTAGCAAGTCAGTACGGTCAGTTCGGTCAAAGCTGGTGCGCGAAGGTGTTTATGTTGCTACACCTAAAGCCAAGGCAGCTCCAAAAGATATGGGTCCTTCGAAGAAGGAACTGTTGAATAACTTGGAGCAAATTGTAGGCTTTGATGTCACCGGCTTCACCGGTGCTACTAAGCCCGCGCTGGCTACGCTTATTGAAAAGCTGCAAGCTGCCTAAGCGTGGTGCAACATGAACACACGGGGGGCCTTCGGGCCCCCTTATCTTTTAATGGCTAAAAAAAGGAATAATCATGCAAGGTTTGATCGAATCTGATAATTATATTAAATGTGGACACTGCAACTATGCTCACACTTATGGTGAGCGTCTAGATACAGGTTATGACGTTGTATGTCCTAACTGTCAATCTGATGCTTCTACTGAAGATTTAGATGATGAACAAAAGTACTATTGGTGGAGTGTTGGTATATATTCAACAGGCGAGAACTACGGAGGCCCCGAAGAGGGCGGCTGGTGGTACACAGCAGGTAACCTAGAGCATCATGATAAAGTTCGTAGCTTTTATTCGCTAAAACAAGCTCAAGAATATGCTGTAGAACTACGTAATTGGTTAACAGAACATACTAATGGACTAGATTATGTAATAAAAGGGTTTACAGAACAGTTTCCTGATGATGGATTTCCTAAAGTAAGACCACGTTATTGCTAAAAACGAGAAAAAGGAGCCCTTTTGAGGCTCCTTTTTTTATTTAATCTTAAAAACCAGTAAAAATCGGTAAAAAAGCTTGCGCTTCACGAAAAATACCAGAAAAATTGAAATAATACTTGCTTGGCAAAATAATTGAATAATTCTAGTTAAAAATCAACGTCTTTCTCTGGTAGTATTAAAATTATAATAACTAGAAAAAAGACAGAGCTTTCCCATTTAATAAGTTATACGGAGAAAAAATGAAAGCTAACCCCCTAACGAAATCTTCGTTTCGAGCGTACTGCCTTACCCCGCGTACTTTCCCCTCAGTCTCCGCTAATGAGATCGTTGTCTCTAGCCTATGAGCGCTTAAGTTGCCTAAGAATCTTTAGAATTAACCTTAGAATCTTTAGAATTGCGCTTTATTCTTTTGAATTAGAGAGGTTGTAGAATAATAATTGCAAGAAGTAAAACTATATAAATAATCCATTCTGTATTCATTATTAACTCATGTAACTATATTAGCATAATTTGCATTAAAGTCAAGTAGTCATTGAGCGATAAGTTTGATATGTTTAATTTTCAGCATTGAGAATATGAAAATTAAGCAGTTGGCACTTGTTACATATAGGTAAGCGCTGTACATTTTATCGCTCAATGACAGGTTAGACTTAGTTAATCTACGTGCTCATATGCTAGCGTTAGCCAATGCTTTGTTACATCTTGAACTAAATAAAGAGCACAGCAACAGGCAATAATAGCTATAGCAGTAGTATAGTTGTTAGGCAGATTCATTAAAAACTCCTTCTAGTGATTGACTTATCATATAATCAATAGCATCTAGTCTACCTTGTGCGGCAGCCATAGCATCTAGCTGATATTGAATGCTTTCTGCAATGCCTGAATGCTCTCCAATACCAGTACTAGAATTTAAATAGATGTTTACATTAAGTGCTGCAACATCTAATTCTGATTGAGCATGGTTTCTAAGTGTGTTAAGTATCTGTGTGTTCAATATCATTCTCCTTTGGTGTAAAAATGTCTACAATGCTACGTCTAATAACTTGATCGCCAATGCAATATCCTCGCGTATGCGTTTTGCAAACTGCGTCACGATCACAGTCGCTTTTAGGATATACATTGTGAATTTCATGACGATCAGGATCAAACCACAATCCACGATCATCATATGAGTTTAGCCCCCTACTTTGCAGTGCTGATGCTATGGCCTCTACAGTAGCACGATAAGTTGCATTATCATAATATTCTAATAGGGCTATAAGTTCATCTAGTGCGGGTAACAGCTCCTGGATCAAATCTGCTGTATCTGATGTTAAGTTTTTCATATCTATGCTCTCCTAGTTGTGGAAGTTTAGCCAGTTCGTCTTGAGTAACTATTACTGCTCGTCCATGCTTTTCCATCCATTCAACTAGTGTATCATAATCCATACCATCTAGCAAGAGAGTTTTAACTGTTTTTAGTGGGTGTGGATGTTCTACAGAGAAAAAACGTTTTGAGTTGCTGTGACGAAGATCACAAGTTTTGCGGTGTGTGCTTTGACGATTAGAAAGGTATAGCGCTTGTGCCTCTTCAGTCCAAAGTAAACACCACTGAATACAACTTCCAGTATTATTATGAACACGAGTAGTTTCTGAACTTAGTATATCACTAGCGGCGCGTAGTGCACGATCTACCATCTGCAGCTTATAGCTACGTCTAAGAGGTTGTTGAGCGCAGTACCAAGCTATTTGAAGTAGTGTGGTATATTGAGTTCTCCAGCAATCTAGTGATGACATGCTAAAACCACTCTTCTGGATGCGGGCTACTTCTGTGTAGGCGTGCGGCACGTTGCGCTGAGTGTTCAGAAACTATAGGAGCCGTACATCTTTCTATAGGCTGTCCTTCACTACGATCGATCCAAATACCACAACCATACTTAATAAATGATGCTGCGGCATCGCCATAGCTCATTGTGCCTACAGCGCTATCAGGTACATCATGCATCTCTCCAATATCCCACGGCTCTCCGCAATATGAACAATAAATATCAGGCATTAGGATGACATCCTTCGGTTATATCTGGATAACCATTGCATGCTAGCATATCTGCAACATCATCTTGGCTCATATAGCACAGTGCAGCACGTAGCATATCTTCTATATCATATTCACGGTCTAAGCACAGTTCTAGCGCATAGTCTCTATAATCTTTAACTGCAAACGTCATCGAACAGGCAGCGGCGTAGTGTTAACGCTATCATGATAGTCGCCTGACTCATAGTAGTCACGCGAAGCACAATGTTTAATCATCATGCCGTTGTACATTCTATAGCTAATAATTTCTCTGCGCACAACGCCTGCAACGTCTGCACAAAATGCTTCTTCAAAAGGCCCTTCAGTAGTCATTCTCATATAGTCTCCTGCTGTTGTAAATTTTAAATCGCCCATACCATTAACTGATTGATAGCTTGGATATCCTTTTTCATATACTGGTGGTGGTTTATTCATGCTCTCCATCCTTAGAACGACCGCTATAGCGCGTAAATAGATTTGGACGACGTTTAGCTGTTTCAAAAGTAGCTACAGTGATAGCTGTAGCGGCAAGTAACAGTGCATGAGCTATCATACTAATCACTCCGGCATACATGCTTCCCACAAAAATACCAAATACAATACACCACATCCATGCAAGAGTTTGCATAATCATATGTCGTGTATTTAAATCTGGAATAGCTCGTAGTGGATTAATGCTATGATCCATTACTCCATTCCAACAATTGTATACCCATTCTCTCATTGATCGTACCTTTCTAAATGTTACTTTTTGTGCGTAGTGCGCATCTAAATGATCTCTATACTCTGTAGCATCGCTCAAACTATAAAACAGTTCAACTATTTTTTTAGAACGAAATAGAGCTGTTACTTTGTACATGATTTATCCTTTTTTATGCTTGCTAAAATATCTTTTGCTATTGCATCAACTTCAGGATCTACCCAGCTGCTATTTTGCTGTAGATAGTTAAATTGAGGATTTTCAGTTAAAAACTCACGCATTGCTGCACGACACTCAGCTAGTTTTTGTTCTATATCAGATATTTCTTCTTCAAGAGTTTGAGTATCTGCGAACAGTGCTTTCAGTAAGTATATCATTTAACCAATTTTCTGCAGCACTAGTAACATAACTCCAACTTTTATTGGGATAAGATATTATTCCAACCAACTCATTGTTGTTATAAAACTGTGCTACAAACTCCTCATCTACTAGCTCAATGCTAACAGATTTATTATTTTTTTCAAAAGTTTTTGCTTCAAACATCTTAAATCCATATTGAAGTTATTGTTACATTTGGTACGCTTACATAGAAGTGATGTACCAAAAGCATAAAGCAGGCTGCAGGTGTAAAATCAAGATTCAACATGCTTACTAACATAAACAGAGTTTCCATCGAAACTATAATTCAAAGTATCTCCTTCATACCATCCTAGTTCTTGAAGAAGAGGGCCTGGAAGATTTACTAAACCACCCTCAAGCACTTCAGTTTCCCAAACTCCTGAGTTACTCATAGCACAAGGGCCTAGTTCAGAAGATATTATGCGATATATAGGATATAGCTCATCAAACGAGTAAAGCTCTGTTTGTCCTGTGCCTTGAGTTCCTTTAACTTTAAATTGTTCTAGCAAAGGCTTAAGTGCTGCTTCTGCTTTATGAGTAGCTTCTTTATCTTTTAAAGGCCAAAAATATAAAAACCACCAATTAGCTCCTCCTTGACTTCTACCTCGTTGAATAGCTTTAACATTAACAGTACGTCCTACTTTAATATCTGCATAGGTACCTTTAATTTCTTGTACACCCATGTAAATTCCAAAAGTTTCAGAGTCTCTCTTACGCAAGGTGTGTTCAATCTGATCTGCAGTAAATAGTTTCATTTATCGCCTCATTGAGGCTGCATCAACAGCTGCTTGAGGGTTATCACGACGAACAGGCATAAGATTAGACTTATGAGTAGTTACAATACCTGCAATTTCGTTGCCTGTATATTTAACCGCACTCCGTGCAGTACCATTTTCAGGTACAGCGTTAGAGCTAATAACTTGACTACGATTTTCACGGTAGTTTGGAATAGAATGAACACTGCGTTTTCCACCGGTGCCACGAACACCAAGGCGAGAAAGATATTGTTCATGCTCTGCTCGAGCTTTAGCTAATCTACGATTCATTGGTCTGCAAACCTTCCCATTGTTGTTTTAAATTCTTGTGCATGATGCCGCAGCTCAAAGTGAAAGCTATGTTCATACACATCTGTCCATGTGGTAACACTCCACTGATGTCGTTCACAAACACGACTGCAAAATGTTTTACCTCGATCTACTAAGTCACTATGTAATCTTACCACATATCCAGGCTTCCAAGCAAGCTTATATTCAAATTGTTCTTGAGGAGTCATGCAAGTATGTCACTAGAAGTATCTCTCCAATTACGAATATGAGCAATCTTTCGCTCACGAGACCAACCAGCTAGATAATCATTTTCTTTGTCAAATAGTTGTAACAGCTCATCTTCTGAAATAGTAGCAGTATCAATAATAACCTCTCCTAAATCTTCTTGACTAAACTCATTAAGCTCGGCACTAGTTACTGAATCTCTAATCCAAACATCTGGATCACAAGTAGCTACTTCTGTTGGCACTACATACTTAATTCTAAACTGTTGAATAGCAGTGCAAATAGTATATTCACTCATTTATACATCTTTCTATAATTACAATATTTAATCCAAAACTCATATATACCATAGCTTAGTAGCGGCCCAATAAAAGGTACAAAAAAAGCATTTAACATAAACCAGGCATATATAATTGCCAGTGCTATGTCTATATAAGTTATCATTCGTCAGACAGATCTGTGTTAGTAAATCTAATCAACAGAGTTCCATCAGCAAAGTCTTCTGCTACTTCCCAATCTACAATTCCTTGGTCTATAACAGTATCTAACCACTTAAAAAAATCTTCTCTAGTCATTGTAGTTCGCCTTTACTATATAAGAAGAGTCAGTATTAACTGTTTGATTCTTTTTCATTTCTTCTACTTCAAGAGCATGCATAAAAGACTCGTTCTTCATCAACTGGTCAATAACTTTTTCCCAATCTTGAATTTTACCTTCAAGATATTGAATACGACGATCTAAAAAATTTAACTGATAATCACTCATTATACTCTCCTTATGTCCAAAGATGTTCAAAATACATGCCAAATAGCAAAAATCCCTGAGAAACTTTAGCTTGTGTATTTTCCATGCATTCTTTACACTCATCGCTTGAATGGTTATTTACACAAGAATCTAAACAAACGTCTAACACATCAGTATTAGCAATTTTAAACTCAAAACTATAAATCATAGAGTCTAAGATGTTATCCCACTTTTCTTTATCAAGAGTGCTAGGATATCCATGATTTCGCTCTTTATACTTACGCAGTAACGGAGCTATAATATGAGACAGCGTTATGTCTACATTCCAAGTATCCCAATCCTCAACCTGCACATCAACAGTCTGAGTATCTGAACTTAGGTTAGGTCTTTTGATTGATACTTGCATGCTATCCTCTTTATGTGTTGTAATAGTTGTTTAAATGTTTTTCAAAACTAACATCGTTAGCTGCTAGCTCTAGTATTTTAGCTATGCGCTCAGAATGCTCATCGTTTAGTGATCCGTTTCTAAAACAATTAGCCCAGTGAAGTAATGACGAGCTTAAACTAAGATCATCTTTGTTTTCTAAGTCAAGTTGCTTAATAAGAGCTTTCTTAGCGTCTAAGTATGAAGTATAAGAGCTACAATCATTAACATATCCATGAACATCAATCTGCCATCCTGAACACCATCTACCATACTTATAGATAGATTTAACTACGTCATCATCTTCGTCTAAGATTTCAAGTAGCAGCCACCCATTACTAAGATTTGTAATAGTAGCAAAGTCATCTGCATGTGCATAGCTATTAGTCATGAGAAACTCCAATACAAGGAACTAAAATACTCATCTTACAGTATTTAGGATAGTCTTCATAAGTCATAACAATAACTAACGGAAGAACTGCAATAATAGCAGCTACAATAGCAGAAGCCCATATAGCTCCTTTAATATTACCTCTAGTATTTGACAAATTATACTCCTTCTTTTAACATTAACAATTCTAGTTTCTTCATAATAACAGAAACTTGGCTTTTATCCAAACAAGGAATTACATCATCACACCACTCTTCTTCATAATCTTCATGAATTCCAGGAAGTATTACGAACTTACCAAACTTATCTAAGATTGCTACTTCATATAGCGTCTTTCCTGGCTCTAGTATTACACTAAGCTCATATTTACCATAAGTTTTATTGGCTTGCATAAGCTGCAAATCTTTAGACAACCATTTGCGTTTAAAAAACTTTAACTGCTCAAACATTAGTCTTCCTTTATAATAAAGTTTACTTTTGCTATACCATTTTTACATTTTTTGACATGATAATCAAGGTTATGAAAGTTAAATAAAGTTTTTAACTCTTTAATAGTTAAGTCTTTTTTAGCCTCCCAGTTCATAGATTGTAAGTATTGATTTTCATCCATTTATACTTCCTCACCTTTTGATTGTATACAAATAGCTTGCTGACCTAAAGGAAAATGCCCACTTATACCACTAAGTTCTTGTCCTAGTGCTTCTCTAGCAAAAAAACAATCGTACATAGAAGAATAGCTTTCATATTTTACTACAAAAGGTTCAGAGCTATAAAGATAAATAAATACTAGCGTCCACATATCAAAGTTTCTCTACTTTTCCAACATAAGCATTCGTATATTTAGCTCTAACTTCTTGAGCAGCTTCTACTTGTGCTGCTGCAAAACCATCGGCTGTAAGCATAAAAGAGTCAATATGTTTAGACTCTGATCCCTTACTATAAACGTGTACTGTAAACATACTCATTGTTCTTGACTTTCTTCCCAATCTTTAATTGCATCTGATATACCAAATATATCATCTAAATCTTCTGGTATAATATCTTCAATAGTTTTACTAGTAGCCTCTGAAAACTCATAACACTCATCTTCATCTTCTGAAGTCCATTTACCTACAAAAGCTAATCCAGGCTCATAGTAATAAAGCTTAGCATAAGTAGCTTGATTATTATTACAAAAAGTGTCTAGTGCTGCTATAGGAGGAGACCATGCACTATTAAATGAACCTTCGATAGAACACATACCATCGCCTTCTAGTTTAAAATCTAAGCCTGAAGCATCTACATCCCATTTAGTTCCCCACTCTTCTACCGCAGTTCCATAGTCCCACTCCCCAATAGGTACTAGACTTTCTAGAAAACCTACTTCATCGTCGCTATCAATAATAGATTCAAAAATAGGAACCAAGGTTTGTAGAGGGCCTTTAATATAAATTACGTTTTCACACCAGTTAGGCATTACTTTTCCTTTCATTATTATAATTTATAATACCAAAAAATAAAGCCGCTGTCTAGCGGCTTTTTAAAGACTTTGGTGGTGACGCTTCTGTTACATTGCTTCTATTTTTCATAGAACCACAGTTTTCACACAAATAAATAGTAACGGTAAAGCTGTACTTTTTAACTTTTATAAGATGTTCTTCTTTTATTATACTACAACTATTACAACAAGTTAGCATTAGCTTAACTTAGTTTTCCAATAAGCATCAATTACTTCTTTACCTACAGATAAAGTAGAGCCTGCGGGAAGGGAAAGAAACCACTTATAAACATCGTGTAATACTTCTTCTTCAAAAACAGATTTAACACTGTTAGGAAAAACTTTACAGTGTTCTTCACGAATAAAGCTAATATCACGGTAAGAACGGTTCATCATAAGCTCCTCTAATATCTTCTATCATTTCAGATTCTAGCTGTTCTAGCTTGAATAGTAGCTTTTTACGCTGTAGCCTAGCTTCTGCTACGGGGTTATCTGCGCGTAAAATGTCTTCTAAAATTTCTACCATATGTAGCATATCATTCATTATATAACACCTATCCAATGAGTACAGTCGTCAAAAGGATCGTTATCAAACATATAAGTACCTCCTATAATTAGATTATAGAGTATCATAACATAAAAATGGGTAAACACCTAATGATTAATTAGAGCAAAAAAATGCAATACTAGTTTTTATTTAAAGAAAATTCCATCATCTCATTAACTAGTTCTTTAAAAGTAGTCTTAGGAGTCCAACCTAGAATTTTTTCTGCTTTTTTAGCACTGCCTAGTAATAAATCTACTTCTGCCGGTCTATAAAATTCTGGAGATACATGAACACGAGGAGTACCATCTTCACTGTATCCTATTTCACTAAGTCCTTCACCTTCCCAATAAAGTGGCATATTAATTTTTTCAAATGCTATCTCTACTAAATCTCTAACAGAATGTAGTTTTCCAGTAGCTAGCACATAATCATCTGAGCTTTCTTGTTGGGTCATTAACCACATACCTTCTACAAAGTCTCTAGCATGACCCCAATCTCTTTGAGCATCTAAATTGCCTAAAGAAATAGAGCTTTGTTTTTGTTTATGAATATTTGCTACGCCAGAAATAATTTTTTGGGTAACAAATTCAATACCCCTCCAAGGAGATTCGTGATTAAATAAAATACCATTAGAAGCATGCATACCATAACTTTCTCTGTAGTTACGCACTATCCAGTAAGAATATAACTTAGCACAACCATATGGAGATCTAGGATAGAAAGGAGTAGTTTCCGTTTGAGGAGTTTCTTGTACTTTACCATACAGCTCAGAAGTAGATGCTTGATAAAACTTAGTATGATTTATAAGACCTAAAGTTCTAATGCATTCTAATAGTCTAACTGTACCTAAAGCATCTACATCTGCAGTATACTCAGGTATATCAAAACTAACTCTAACTTGAGACTGCGCTCCTAAATTATATACTTCGTCAAATTTATGAGCCACAAAGAGCTTCATTAAACAACCAGTATCGGTTAAATCTCCATAGTGCAAATAAAAATTATCAGCACCTAATAGATGCTGAATTCGCTCTACATAATCTGCAGCTGTACGCCTTTTAATACTATGTACTTCATAGCCTTTAGATAGTAGTAACTCTGCTAAGTATCCTCCATCTTGACCTGTTACACCGGTAATAAGTGCTTTTTTCATTTTAAATTCTTTCTAAATTAAGTTCTAGTAGCTAACCAGCTGTTAACCATATCAGTAACATCTGAGTCTGATAAGTCAGCACCTTGTTCATTTTTTATAGGATAACGAGAATGAATATCTAATACTCTTGTTACTAGCTCAGAATTAGTATGAGAAGTTACAGTATCAGGAATATGATATTTTCTTGCTGATTCATCGGGAGACCAACCTATTAAAGTGTGATCATCAGGATCAAGCCAATAGCCGCCATCTTCTACCCATTCGGGAGCTATTAGTCCTGAGTTTGTTTTATGTAGTTTATATTCAATAATAGCCATCTTATTGTTCCTTTGGTTTTTCTAACCTCATCATATAGTCTGTATTTAAGAAATCTGATTTTCCAAAAATTCGTTCAGAAGTAGCATCAGCACTTTTATAGTATTTATCTGCCATCTCATCTAAAAAATCTTCTAAGTCGTTTGAATGTAAAAATTGTTTATTAGCTATACGTTCTGCACTATATTTAATATAACCGCTTACTTCTGTAAGTGCTACTTGGGGGTGTATACCGTATTGCTGCATATACTCAATAGTAGCTGTGTTAGCTCTAGAACCATCCATTAGATTACGATACATTAGCTCAAAACCCCTACGAACATGATGACGTTTTTCTTCACGCTCAAAAGCTTCTTCATCCCACTCATCTATTTCAAATTTTTCTTTAATATTTTCATAAGAATCAATAAGGGTTGCAATATCTTTTACAGACCCATTAATTTTATTTTCTAAAGCTACTAAAGAATGACGCCTATTTCTAAGTTTAGCTTCAGCTACAATATCATTTTCTGAGTGACCTTCAAGTTCCATAATTGCTACACGGACTTCTGCATGAGATACCTGAGCTTCAGATAAAGCCATTTTACGTTTCTCAACTTCTGCAGTTACTTGACGTAGCATTCTATACGGAGAATGTCCATTAAGCATTGTAAGGGTCATCATATTTAAAGTTGTTTGAGAATTATTTCTATCAAACGCTCTAGAAGCTTGTTCAATCATTGGTAGTTTTTCAGCTACCCTAGCAGCTGCTACTTGATTAATATTGTCGCTAGCCTCTGCTGGAAGAGAGAACGCAAGCGGTTTAGTTACTATATTATTCATATTATTTACCTAACTATAATTAATTTGTATTAAGTACCAGATGCTGCTGCGGCAAGAGCTGGTTTTGTAAGATCCCCTATATAACTAGCATTACCTGTTGTTTGTACAGTTACTCTTTGCATTTCTTCTCCAAATAGATTAGATATACTTCCTCCAGTACATAAAGCATAGGTACCATCACTAGATGCGCCCGCCTGGCTAGTTATATAAACTAAGTCTCCAAAATCTGTAGCATTACCTGTTGTTTGTATAGTAACATAGTCTATATGATTTGAATTGCCTGCAGGCTGACCACCAAATATAACTGCTCTCGTAGCATCTGCGGTAGCAGCCGCCTTTTGATTAGCAATAGTTAAGTCGCCAAAGTCACCACTAGTACCAGAACTAGTAAAGTTCTGATATTTAATTTCGTTGAACGCAGTATAACTACTATTAACCCCTCCAAAAAATAGAGCTCTAGTAGAGTCTCCTGCCCCAGTTATCCACGCTCTGATAGCAGGTAAAGTACTAAAATAAGAAGCATTACCCGTAGTACTTACAGTAATTCTTTCTATATCTGCAAACCAACTACTAATGCTATAGCTAGAGTAAGCCCCACCCCCTGCAAAAAGACCATAAGTTCCATTACCAGCACCAGCTAGCTCTGCTTTACCTGCAGTTAAACTACCAAAGTTAGAAGCAGAAGCAATAGAAACGGAAGAGTAATAGTCCATAGAAGAATAGTTTATCTGACTGCCAGGATTTTGAGAATAGTCAACACCACTAGAACTACCCCCTCTTCCTCCTGCAAAAACAATTCTAGTTCCGTTACTTACAGCAGCAAGACCACTTGCATATTTACCAAAGCCTAGATTACCAAAGAAAGAAGCATTGCCTGTAGTCGAAATTTGCTTTACATCTCTACTTTGAAAATATTCTGCACCTGATCCGGTATTACCTCTTCCGTGAGCTATAATAGCTTTATCTCCTCCAGTTACAAAAGGAGGCGGTGTTATACTAGTATCGTTAATAGTTATAGTACTAGAAGTAGCTACTATGGTGCCGCTTATACTATCAGTTCTAATTTCTATTTGAAAAGTTTCTGATCCTTCTGTAGTAGCATCTGCTGTGGGAGTAACTGTAAATGATGCTGCATCATTATTTATAGTAAAACTACCACTAGAAGTTGTAAAGTCTCCTGAGTTAGTAAGAGTATAATATAAAGTGGTAGAATTAGCTACGTTACCTGTAGACACGTTTACAGTTAAAGCTGCACCCTCATTAATACTGCTTGAAGCAGGGGTTACTGAATAGGTTTTACGAAGCGTGAATATATGAGCAAAGCCACTACCGCTAGAAGATCCTGTACCTCCCAATCTAGAGCCTATAACTGCACTTTCTCCTTCTATTCCTACTCCTGAACCAAAGCCGTCGTTCTCATCAGTATTAGAACCTTGTAATATTGCATACTGATTCCAAGTACTTCCTGTACGTTTATATATGTAAGCCTTACCTGCATTAGAAGAAGGGCTATCTATATTTTCTGCACCTATAATAATATTATCTGAATCTATGTCTATAGAATTACCAAAGTAATCATTAGCTCCGGGGTTAGGATGAGGTATTCTTTGCTGCTCTGTCCAAGTAGTTCCTGAACGGGTAAATATATATACAGCTCCTGCGTCGGATACACTACTTACATCTTCAAAAGGTACCCCAACTGCTGCGCTATCTCCATCTATAGTTACGGCAGTTCCAAATCTAGCACTTGTTTCAGATACACTAGCAGTTAACTTTTGTTGCTGTGTCCAAGTAGTACCTGAACGTGTAAATATGTAAGCCGAACCAGAGCCGCTATTAGTATCATCATCCCATATACTTCCTGCTATAATGGTGTCTCCAGATATAGCCACAGAATAACCGAATTCATCGTTGGCAGCCACGTCTGAAGGTTGAATTTTTTGTTGTTGTGTCCAAGTAGTGCCTGAACGTGTAAATACATATATAGAACCAGCATTAGAATCGGTATCATCTTCGTAGTGAGCGCCTACAACAATAGTATCTCCGTCTATACCTACAGATACTCCAAACCTATCCTCTTCAGCTGCGTCTGAAGCTTGAATTTTTTGTTGTTCTGTCCAAGTAGTGCCTGAACGTGTAAATACATATATAGATCCGGCTGCGAGAGCAGTGGTATCTTCATCCTGTAAGCCTATAACAGCAGTGTCTCCTGATATAGCAAAGGCTGTAGTATTAATACCATCATCTGCTTGAGCATCAGAAGCTTTAAGCTTTTGTTGTAATGTCCAAGTAGTTCCCGATCTTGTGTAAATATAAGCCGCTCCTGAGTCAGTTGCTGTATCATCATCTAGTGGAGCACCTAAAATAACAGTATCTCCTGATATAGCAACTCTCTCTCCAATTTTATCTACAGGGTCAGCAGAAGCAGGAAGCAATAATGCTTCTTGAGACCACACTGAAGGATCATTTAAAGTTATAGCACTAGAAGTAGCTACTATAGTTCCACTTGTACTGCCTGTTCGTATTCTTACAGTAAAAGTTTTTTCAGGCTCATCTACACCGTCAGAAATAGGAGTTAAAGTAAAAGATCCTGTAGTACCGCTTATATTAAAGCTACCGCTAGAAACACTAAACTCAGCCGGAGCATCTGTATCCCAGTATAAAGTAGGCTCTCCAGGTACATTAGCAGTAGTTACTGTTACTGTTAAAGTGCCCCCTTCATTTATAGCAGTACTAGATAATGCTATACTATAGCTAGGAGAATCAAATTCTACAGAATCCCAGTTGTCTGTATTAAATATGTATAATCTATTATCGCCAGCTACGTAGGCTGTATCTCCGTTTGTACCAGAAGAAGGTAAAGAGCTAACGTTAGCATAATAAGTTACGCCCCCACTAGAAACGTCTCCAGGAACAAATTTACTACCTGAATTATTCCATACTAATGCTTGTCCGTCTGTTGGAGCGCTTGTAGTAATATCAACATTATTAATGTCATCTATACTACTGTTTGTATCTAATAGTTTTATCCAATTACCACCATGCGCAAAATAGCCTTTTCCAGTAGAGTGAACATGTGCAAACATACCGTGATAAGTAGTAGCGTTAGGCAAATCACCTTCTGTTGCAAACATATTTGCAAACTTAACAATTTCAGCATCTGTGGCGGCTAAAGCTCTAGCATCTGTAAAATAAAGATTTGTACCTTCAGCAACATCAGTAGTTGATTTAGTTCCGATCCAAGTGTCTGCTGTTGATGTAAAGTCTGAGGTTGCTAACTTAGTAGCAATGCTATTTGTTACTGTTGTGCTAAAATTAGCATCATCTCCTAATGCCGATGCAAGCTCATTAAGGGTATCTAAAGTCGCAGGGGCTGAGTCTACTAAGTTACTAACTTGTGCGTTCACATAAGTTTGAGTAGCAAAGTCTTCTGTACTGCCTGACGCAGTAACAGCTAAAGAGCCACCATTATCAGATATTTGTAGGGATCCTAAGGATATTGTGCTACCACTAAGATATAGGTCTTTAAATGCATAAGCTGCGCTTCCTAAATCATAAGCAACATTTGTAGCAGGAATAACATTTCCAGATATAGCACCTAATTTAGTTTGTACTCTTGCATCTGTGTAATATACATTAGTGCTTCCTTCACTTACATCGTCTGTATCTTTAGTTGCTAAATCGGTATTAAAATCACTAGTAGAGTAACTAGTAATTGTTCCAGGTTCGAATTCTGTATTAGAACTATTCCAAACAAGGACTTGCCCATCTGTTGGGGCAGCAGTAGTTATGTCTACATCTGTTAAATCGTCTATACCTATAGAAGTTGCAGCGGTAGAGGTAATATCCCATGCAGTTTTAGCACTGTTATATGTCCAAGTAGTACCCGACACTGTATGTGTCGTACCGTTACTAGGACTGTTTGGAAAGTTTATTGGCATTTTTTTACTCCTTGATACATGTTAACATGTATATATTCTTTTTGTCAATTAATAATTATGTTATTTACTTTATTAGTACTTGCATATAGCATTCATTCAATTAAACTCCAAGACTGATTAACCTCATCCCACTCATACTCATTGCCATCTGAAGGGTATGCTACGGGCGGGTGCCACCGACAGGTTTCTTCATCCAGCGTCCAAGAAACAAACGGGCGAGGCGCTAAGAAAGCATTTCGAGCAGCATCATAAGAATACCCAACGCCAGCAAAGTTCTTTCTAAAGTTGCTATTGTAGCTTGTTTGTTTCCAAGAGCCGCCGAATAGTTGCTCACAAAAGCTAACTCCTAAAGTCTCTTGCTCAACACCGTTCTCATCAAGCAAAACATCGTTTGCGACTACGACTACTCGTTGGACTATGCTCTGATTATTTATTTCTGCAAAATGTGCCATTAGAAAGTAATGCTCCCTGATCCAGTAAATTTATAAACGTAATTAGTGCCGTTAACATCTGCAAAAGTGGTTATCGTTGGACTACCTGTGGTTGCAGAGGCTTGAGAGTAAGATTTAACTATAACAACTCCAGATCCACCCGCAGCACCGTAGTTGTTTGCTTCTGAACTACCAGATGCACCACCACCACCACCGCCTGTGTTAGCCTCTCCATCAAAAGCTCTACTTTCAGCACCGCTACGGCCCGTAGAGGTTCCTTCACCGCCTTTGCCACCGCCACCGATCCCACCGTGACCACCGTGTTTTCCATCTTCTGTTCCACCACCGCCACCACCAGCGTAAGGTGTTATCGTTCCTGTGATGTTGCTGTACACCCCATCGCCACCGTGTCCACCTTCATAATTCGTAGCGTTACCGCCAACAGATCCAGCTCCGCCACCCCCGCCGCCGCTATCGTCACTTGCTCCCGTACCCGTTGTTGAATTACCGCCATTATTGCCTTGACCCGCAGTTCCATTGCCACCAATTGTACCACCTCGGCCACCACCGCCACCACCAGAGCCTCCAGCATTTGAAAGACTTTGATCACCGCCATCGGCCCACATGCCACCTGGGCCGCCACCAATAGCAGTCAAGCCAAAGGCGGTTGTATCTGACCCTGCGTTTCCGATAGCATTAGTGTCTGCAAAATTTTTGGAAGCACCGCCAGCGCCAATAGTAATAGTGTATTCAGTTCCTCTGATCAGTTCCATAGTGTTCGTTAATAGACCGCCAGCGCCACCGCCAGCACCACACGCAGCATCAGCACTAGTTGCGCCACCACCGCCCCCAGCAATAATAAGATATTCAATGAAAGCTACTTCAGCGCTAGGCCACTCTGAGTCAGAAACTCTTCTGGAAACCTGCCCTATAGAAAAAACGCCAGAGGAAATGCCATTATTATTCTCAGGAGATGAACCAATGTACCTTCCCATTAACTGATTTCCTCATAAGAACATACAGCCTCAAGATCAGAAGTCGCACTTGCTGTAAGTCTTAGTTCATCACCTTCTTCTAAGTATAATGACTTACTTAAAATATCTAAAGTAGTGTCAGCCGGTATGCTTACCGTTTTAGCAATATGATATGCAACAGAAGATCTATATATATCTACATTTATATTAGCGGCATTAGTTCCATCTACATTACTTATGTAAAGAGCGTTTACCTTTAACACTTTATCTGAAGCAGCGCTATTAGTAATGATTGCCGTTGCAGAAGTGCCAACTGCTTGCACCGCCGTTTTGCCTGTAATTGTAGTTACATTAACTATGTTAGGATTTGCCATCCTTATTCTCCTTTATTATCCAAATACAATAGACATTGCTATTGCCTTACCTGTTGTTACTCCACCACCTGTCGGACCTTGAGGACCTCTAGGTCCACTTACTGCTACCCATTGACTAGAACTCCCATCTGCATAGTATACATATAACGTAGCTGAATCAGAATTAAACCATTGATCTCCATTAGCAGCCCCGCTAGGGGGCGTAGTACCTACACTAACAGATGATCCTGCAGGTCCGCTTACCGATACCCATTGATTAGAGCTACCGTCTGCATAGTATATATACATAGAACCATCAGCACTATTAAACCATTGATCTCCGTTAGAAGGAGAACTAGGAGCAGTGTCAGATACTGAAACAGAAGATCCTTCTGAAGCTACGTTAGCTGGGGCCCAATTACTTTGAGAAGTATTCCATATTAGTGCTTGCCCATCTGCAGGAGCAGTATTAGATACATTATTTAAATCTGCAAGAGCAACATTAGCACTAATGCGAGCATCAACTCTAGCATCTGTATAGTATAAATTACTAGTACCTTCAGTAAGTTCATCAGTATTAAAAGGGTTACCTATTGCTACTGAAGCGCCCATACCACCATGATTAGCACAGTAGTAATATAAAGCAGGGGTTGAATTGTCTACTGCTATTTGTACATACGCACTAGCAGACCCTGCAGTACCACTGGTAGTCACACCAGTTGTATATTCTGAGCCGCCTCCATGTGTTCCATCTGAAGTAGTAGAAAATCTTAATGGGTGACTAGAGTTAGTACTATCACTTTGATCAAATTTATAGGTTCTTCCTGGCTCTAATGATATAGTAGCTTGTTGAGCTCCATCTATATAGAAATTACCGCCACTAACTGTTACTGCCGCTGTACTTGCTGAGGCAGATAAATTAGCTTGTACAGTATTAATGTTACTAGCGTTACTAATAGTATTAGCACTTACAGTGCCTAACTGTGCAAGTATAGTGGTACTGAAGTTTGCATCATCTCCTAGTGCAGCAGCGAGCTCATTTAGAGTGTTAAGAGTTGCAGGGGCAGAATCTACTAGGTTTGCAGTTGCAGTATTAACATAAGTCTCTGTTGCATATCCTGTAAGAGAAGGAATAGTTGGTTGATTAGTTAAGTCGTTATAAGAACCAGATGTGGCTACTGTAGATAAGTCAGCGGTATTAGCTTTAGTTGCTAAATCTGCACTCGTAAGTATCTCTAATAAAGATACTTTAATAGCAGTATTAGATAGAGATACGCCAACTCTTGCATTATGAGTGTCTGGGGTTGTACTAAGGGTTCCATCTTCTACTACGTAGTACACTTGGTCTGCGATTAAACCCGTTAATTGATTGTGAATACTACCGTCTACGGATACATCAATAGTAGTGCCTGATGAGGCAGCAATACCATGTAATTTAGTAGCGTCTAAAGAAGATTCTACAAAATCACCTCTAATATTCATTCCAACCCATATACTAGAGTCTGCCGAACTGTTATGAGTTCTAGGATCTAGTCTAGTTCCCATACCCTTTCTGTGAGGGTCTACTACTATTCTACCTTCATAACGCCAGCCATTATCTCTAACATGACTTGCACTACCGTAGTTGCCTCCGTTTGAGGTTTGAGTCTCCTGATTATTTGTAATAGTACCGTTAGAAGCAACTTTCATAGAACGAATATATCCAGCATCATGGGTCGATGAAAATTGAGTAAATTGTCTAATATAAGTATGAACTAAAGTACTTGAGCCAGATAAGAAGGTAAAGTCTCCATTTGCAAATTCAAAACGGTCTTCACCAAAATTCCTTTCAGACCCATAAGTAGAAGGAGTGGTTCCATTTGCCTCGTAAGTTCTATACCTTAAATTGTCAACATTTGTTCCTCCTGAACCGCCTACTAACCATGCAACAACAAATTTATCATTTGTAGGATCCCATGCGACTTTAGCGGGCATTGAAGTTCCAGTATAAATAGATGCTGGAGTAGTGGCGTTTCCTACAGTATATGTTCCATTATCCCAATCTACATCAAAAATTTCTAAATCACCAGCCTGAGGCCCCCCATTCAAACTACCACTTACGGCAGCAAATCTGCCTTCAGTTATAGAAGAAAACCCAACCCCTCTAGGGTCAATACCTCTATCTATAGTAATTTCATTTGAAAAAGATACAGAACTACTAGTTCCATCCCAAGTTCCTCTTACTAGTCTAAGACGAGTACCACTGCCATCATCAGCGCGGGTATACATTATTATAAATTTGTAATTTCCCGCACTACTTCCAGCAAAATCATATACAATTTTTTCATTCCATGTAGATTCATAACCAAAGCCTGCATCTGTAGCACTAGTCCAAGAAATAGTACTTCCACTTATAGTTCCGAATCCGTAGGCATAATCGCCTCTATATACACCACCGCTGAAGGCTTCTTGTCTTTTTTGAAGGTATAAAAACTTATTAGTATTTACAAGACTGCCTAAAATAAACGGAGCAGAATATTCTGAAACGCTAAAATAACTAGAGTTTGATGCCATTTCTGTGCCCACTACATACTTTTGACCATAACTCCATTGTGAACCCGTCCAATCTATAATAGCCACTGCTTCTTGGTTATTACTACCAATTCCATCATAGCCAGCTAGAATAAATTTATTATCGATACCTGTTGGAAATATTCTTCCCGGCCTAGATGCTATAGCGTATCCATTGTAGACATCGGTAGAGCTCGATGACCATCCATTATTTTCTTGAACTTCGTACTCACCCCCTAATGATAAAGAGTCAGTATAAGTTGTAACTTCTACTGGAGTAACAGTTCCATCAGTATTCAACATTACAACATCATTTACAGATGCAGAAGTTGTAGATGTATATTCTATAGTATTAGTGTTTGGTACGTCTGCCGCGGTAATATAGTTTGCACCATTAGTCAATTGATTGTTGTTTGTTGGAATAGTTGGTTGATTAGTTAGATCGTTATATGAGCCAGATGTTGCTACCGTTGCAAGAGATGATGTATTTGCCTTATTCGCCAATGAGTTAGTGATTGTTGTGCTGAAGTTTGCATCATCACCTAGTGCTGCTGCGAGTTCATTGAGTGTATCAAGTGTTGCTGGAGCAGAATCTACTAGATTTGCAATTTCTGTATCCACATAATTCTCAGTTGCATATCCAGTAAGGCTTGGAACTTGTGATGCAACATATGATTTTGTTGCATATGTACCCAAATCTGCACTTGTAAGTTCATCTAAAAGATCAACAGCAAGTGTTGTGCTTGACATAGCAAGTCCAACTTTAGCATTGTTTGTATCTGGAGTTGTCGAAAGACTACCATCTGATAATACATAATACTTTGATCCTGTAGTAAGTCCAGAAAGTCCAGTATGAATACCACCCTCTACAGTAACATCAATTGTTGTTCCGGCAGATGCAGCGATACCATGAACTTTAGATGCATCTAGATTTGATTCTACATATACGCCCTGAGTTGGTTGGGCAAACAATTTAACAACCAAATTGGTTGCATCTGTATTGCCTGGCGCTGATATTGATCCTTTACCGCTTCTGAAAGGATCCATTTGTATTTTGCCTGGATATCCGAATCCAGTGTTCTTTGCATAGTAGTTGCTGCCGTGCGTAACTCTACTTGTACCAATAACTATATTTAAAGATGCATTTACTGAGAAATGGGTTATGAACGAACCATCCCTACTGTTACTAGTATTGCTAAGATAATAATACCCTGCGTTAGTTAGTGCAAACATATTACTGTTCTTGTAGAATGCCATATTTCCAGAAAGATGGCCATAAGTTCCACCTTGATTATAGCCTAGTGAGTATTCTGAGCCTTCCGCCACTGCTGAATTTCCTGTTGTCGAAAATGCTCTAAGTTTTAGACTGTTACTTCCTCCACCAACACTCCAAGCAACAACAAAATGCTCACTAGAATCTCTCCATGCCACATGCGCTGGTGCGTCAGTACCAAAATTTGTGTTGAACGAAGTCAATCCATATGCTGTTCCGACAGTAATATTTCCTGTACCCCAATCTATATCACCAATTCTGAGATTTCCAGAGTAATCAACCCCTGCAAATCTACCCTCTGTTAGTTTCGAGAAGTCCAATGATCTACTATCGATAGGATGTGGTATTGTAAAATCATCGCTATATTGAATTGTAGTATTACCATCCCATGTAATTCTAAATATTCTACAATTACTAGAATTATCCCTATAAGCCCCGATGACTTTGTAAGAACCAGCAGTACTTCCAGCATGGTCATAATACCAATTAATATGATCTAGACGACTAGCATAGGTATGGCCGCCGTTTGAAGTATTAGTTCCTGTATCACTCCAAGTAATTCCAGACCCTGCCATTGTTCCCACGGCATGAATAATTAAATCTGCACTTAGTTTTGGTCCTAAAATTAAAAATTTATCTGGATTATCTGGGCTTCCAATCACATACGGATTATCTGATTTATCAAGTCCTAACGAGTTCCCTAATGAAGCGAGATCTTGATATTCGGTTCCATAAGTCCAAGTTTGATTTGAACTATTATATTCAACAGAAACAATTTTCATTTCAAAAACACTACCAGGCGCCTCATCAAAGGCTATAGAGATGTACTTGTTATCTGTTTGTGTTGGAAATAACCAATATCCTTTGTCCGCCGCAACTAAACCATTAGTATTGGAAATAGTGTACCCTTGACTATTTGGAAGAAGTTGTTGATATGACCCATTATAACCTTGATTTGTAAGTTGCTCTGAAAAAGTTGTAACTTCTACTGGGGTCACAGTTCCATCAGAATTCAACATTACAACATCGTCTACAGATGCAGAAGGTGTTGATGTATATTCTACGGTATTAGCATTTGGTACATCTGCCGCTGTGATAAATCCAGCGCCATTAGTCAATTGATTGTTATTTGTTGGAATAGTTGGTTGATTAGTTAAGTCGTTATATGAACCAGAGGTTGCAACTGTAGATAGGTCAGCGGTATTAGCTTTAATAGATATTTCCGTGCCTACATACGCTTTTGTTGCATATGTACCCAAATCTGTACTTGTAAGTTCGTCAGTAAAATCTAATGCAAGAGATGTTGCATTGATAGCAGTACCAAGTTTTGCAGAACCGCTGGTTGAGATTCCACCACTATCTGTAACAAAATACCTTGTTCCTGTAGTGAGACCAGAGAGTCCTGTATGAATTCCATATTCAAGAGTTACATCAATAGTTGTTCCAGCAGATGCCGCAACACCATGCAATTTAGTCGCATCAAAGTTAGATTCGCCATATGGGCCCTGCGTCATAATTACTTGTGGATATTGACTATTTACTGTATCTGGTGAATATGATGCTGTGTCACCATCATTGAAAGGACTTGAATATGTCCACATACTTCCTGAATCAAATGTATTACTATCAGTTGTTTGTGTGATGTAATTTCCAGAATTATCATATTGCAAATATCGAGTTTGTGGACTAGATCCAGTTTGATTGGATATAATTGGCGTAATCAATATCGGCGCGTTTGGTGTGCTTCCCGTGTTACTACCTTTAGTCCATGCAATATTACCTAGTACAGTACCAACCTTGACATTAGCACCGTTCATAAGAGTTAGGTTTCCACTTACATTAGTAATACTAAGATTTGCATCTGCGCTATATAGAGCAACTTTTAATCTGTATGGCGCATCTCCGCCACCATCTGGTGGAGATGTTGTAACGGCAGCAAGCAATCCATTAGTTGGATGAAATGCTTGTTTGTTTTGAATTTCCCATGCATCTACATTATGACTTCCGCTTCTTGTAAATAAATCTGCTGACGGGCCTATATTAATAGTTCCGGCATTCCAATCTACATCAGCAAATTTAATTATACCTCTGCGAGTAGAAGTCACGCCCTCTTGTCTATATAAGGCGATTCTAGTTGGGGTCGATGGGTCAATTGCAGTGTGTTCCCATTCAAATGTTTCTGAGGATGAGGTTTCTATCTCTGGAAAACTGTAATCTAAATTCTGATTTGCAAAATCATAAGTGAATTTTCTTACAGCAGCTTTATTATTTGAATTCTCGAATTTTACATAAAAAGTTAAAACTGTTCCATTAAATCCGCCATGGTCAACAACCATTCTTCCATTTAAACCAATGTTTAACTGTCCATTATTAGTTGTATTACTATATGCAGCTGAACTGTCTGTACCAGTTGTGTTTACAGTAGTTCCTGTAATATTTCCAGTACCTACATTTATATTACCGCCACTTGTGGCTGCTCCAAGATACAGAAATTTGTCTTCATGTGTGCCGGCAGGTCCAAAGAATGCATGTTGGTCTCTAAAGTTACTGATAGGTTCTCCCGAAGAAAATGCCGTTCCTTTTGATATTCCCGATCCATTTCTTGAAAATACAACTAACATTGTGCGGTCATTATGTCCAGTGCCGCCAGGGAAAATTAACATTCCTTTTTCTCTGGTGGAATGATGGGCTATCATGCCTCTATAGTTTAAATCTCCAATATATCCACTAGTCATTTGAGAGTCTATAGCAGTCTGTTGGTCGAATGGATAATTTGTAGGCTCAACTACAGTCACAGTACCGTCAGAATTCAACATCACAATATCATTTGTTGCTGCAGTGTTTGTGGATGTATATTCTACAACATTACCACCGCCTCCGCTTCCAGCATCTGTAATACCGTAGCCAGCAATAGTTGTTGGCTTATTTGTTAGATCTGAAAAAGAACCAGAGGTTGCAACTGTTGCAAGAGATGCAGTATTAGCTTTAGCGGCGATAGAGTTTGTAACTGTTGTACTAAAGTTTGCATCATCACCTAGTGCTGCTGCAAGCTCATTAAGAGTATCTAAAGTTCCAGGTGCTGCGTCTACTAAGTTATTAACTTGTGTTGTTACATAGGTTTCTGTAGCAAATGGCTCAGCACTACCACCGCCAGCAGGTGATACTTCTAAAGATCCACCATTATCAGATAATTGTAGAGAGCCTAAGCTTATTGTACTACCGCTAAGATATAAATCTTTAAACGCATAAGCAGCACTTCCTAAGTCATATGCAACATTTGTATCAGGAACAACATTTCCTGATACAGAACCTAGTTTAGTTTGTACTCTTTCGTCTGTAAAATATAAATTTGTACCCTCACTCACATTAGAAGTGCTAAGAGTTTCAAAGGCAACATTACTAGCTCCATCAGATACAAGTGCTTGTCCTGAAGTTCCGTCGTCTAGCAGATTGGCTAGTTTTGATAAGTTAGTTGCATTACTCATACTATTTTCTCCGTGCAGCTTTCGCCTAAATATAACACACTATAACCTACTAAAGGTATAGTGTCAATTTTTTATTTTATGGTTATGTACCTGTTTCTTTAAATATTTTTACTTCTCCAGCCAAACTACCATAATATGAATCAGATATAGCAATCTTACCACTTGTAGCATCCACCGCTATACCTGTACCAAAGGTTACTGGAGACCATGAACTTAATATATCATTACAGTCTATCAATAAAGGAGCAGCATTAAAAGACATAGTACTAAAATTAAAAGTAGAATACATAATATCCTTTTTATTAGTGTCAAGCGCTCCAACAAATATATGCATTAATCCATTACTATCTATATAATAATCCGCATGTGTCCAGTTTGACTTCGAGGGCGGAGCTCCATATACTATATTATTGGGCGTGGTACCTATATGAGCTACTGGTTGTATAACTGCATTACTCACATCAAGAATGTCTGCTGCTACATCCCATTCGCATATCCAGCTTCTATATCCAGTAGTGGCATCAGCTTGCCCTCTTTCTACACCCCAAATATACACATTACTGTTATATTCAATAAATCTAATATTATATGTGGTAGTGAGAGGGATACCTCCACTTAAGAGTCTTCTGCCCCAAACTTGTGTGCCTCCAGCATCATACGTGAGCCCATATGCTGTTGTATTACCAGCGCTGGATAAAACACTTGTATTATACATAGCTATACTGTATGTGTTAGTGAACCAAGCACCAGTAGACGCAAATTCAAAATCCCAATCACCAGTTGAACTGTTATATTTATATACTGATCCATCATCCGTACCTATACCAGTACCTATAGTAAAGTATGTACTTTGAGGGTTAATACTTATAGGTCCTACATAATCAACAAATTCTGACTGGTCTAGACTTGGATTAATAGTTTGATGAGGGGTTAGATTTCCACTACCATCATTTTCCCAATCACCATTAGAATCTCGTTTAAATACATACAAATAAGGAGTAGCGTCTGATCCTTGTTCATCTGTGCCAACTAGTAGCCAATCATCATTGAATGCAAAAGTGCATCCCATTCCGTGGCCCAGACTAGAAGAATTTTCATACTTATAAAGTAGAGAAGCTGAGCTGCCTGAAGTATCATAAATGTATATACCGCCTTGTCTGCCAGTTGTAGTTTGTCCAGGAGCGGTTACAAAAAGTTCATCTGATTTTAGCCATGCAAGGCCGGCTCCAAAATAGTACTGTTCATTACTTCCGTTACCGTATACCGTATCAAAAGTTGTAGCATTACCGTTTAACCAGTGGCTTACGTCTACTTGAGGTATGGGGTCTGTTAATACAACTTCGTGTTCATATACTGTTATTAAACCAGAATTACTATTAGCAAAACTATCTCCCACAGCAAATCTACCGGTATATGGATCCATAGTTACACTAGTTCCCCAATAAGTAAGAGTGCTAGCTAAACTAGGAGATAGGTCTCCTACTTGTGTCTCAATCGAAGTGTTCCACGTTTTTGTAGTAAAATCAAAATACCTATAACCTATTCTATCTGGTGACCCATTAATATAACCTTCCATTACATGCAGCTTATTATCTGATACGTGCCAATCGCTATAGTCATGACGCCCCTTGCCCCCTCTACCGTCGTTAGGGGCCCATTCGAGATTGCTGTAGTCAACTCTAATACCAGTTTGAGCGTATCTCTCAGATGTATCAAATCGGTGAGTAGATGTATTAATTTTTATTATGAGGCTTCTATAGGATTGTTCTGGATAAGAGTTATCCCCAATTCCTTTATAATATAACCATAAATCAGAACCGTGTTGAATTAAATTTATACTTCCTGTTCTTCTTGAATAGTTGGTGGTGTAATTGTTTATATCTAAAGCTTGCTCTTGTGTCCAACTGTCACTGTTTACATCATAGTGAAATAATGTGCATAGGCCGCTAGTATTATTTACTGTAACTACATAATCTCCTAATATAGTAACATCAAAAGTATCAAGCACAGCAGTAAAACTCTGCTCTTCTTCCCATAAATTAGAAGTTGTATTATACTTTAAAATAACAAGGTCATCATCCGTACCAGTTATACAAGCACATTTACCATTATTAGCGTCTAAATCAACAGCAAAAATAGTATTTGCTCCCATATTTGTAGTTCTTATATTTTGGTAAACAGTCATTTGACCAGTAGTAACTGGCCAAGTACCGTCAGCATCCCGTTTATAGAAAATTAACCTAGAATTGTTTTGTGAGCCTGATTCGTCTGTGCCTAGTACTAACCAATCCCCATCACTGCTATAACTAACTCCATGGTTCGCGCCGTAACTAGAATTATTTGGGGGCTCTGAAAAACAGGTTAATGAAGGAGAAGCTCCGGACGTGTCATAAATGTATAATCCTCCGCCCTGAGTATGTCGATACTGAATATTTGGTGCACCAACTAATAACTCATTAGGACCAATAAATTTTAAGGAAGAGCCAAAATGAGATAAACCTCCAGGATTAGTTATACTAAAAACCTCAGGTCTGGTGGTAGTGTTAACAGTATTATAAAGGTAATCATAATTAAAATGTAAACTAAAATACACCTCTTTAGAATTTACTGTATTAATGCCATCTGTAACATGGAATGTTAATGCAAAATCTCTAGCATAAGCTGTATCTGTAGAAGGAGTAATAGTAAATACATTATCAGCTTGAGTTATTGCAACTGCATTGCTAGTATCACCTTTGGTTACTGTATAACTAAAGGTTAATCCCGCACCTTCAGGGTCTACTGCATTTAATGTTAAAACTAACGGGGTGCCATCAGTTGCTAGAGTATACCCGGGTTGAAGCTCTGTAGTAAAGTAAGGAGGAGTATTAGGAGTTACTGCAGAAGATATCTGTACCCATGCACTGCTATCCCATAAGTATAACCCTTTATTTTCTTCTACATATGCGAGATCAGCTAGTTGAGCAGATGCAGGTAAATTTGTTACTAAAGCATATACTGAAGTACCTGCTGAAATACTTGTTGCTGCAATTCCGCCACTAGAAGTAAAAGATAGTACCTGTCCTTCTGTGCCATCGTCTAACACATTAGCTAGGTCTCCTAGTTTTCTATTATTACTCATTATTTATTCTCCGTTAGTTAATTTAAGTAGCGTATGTTTTTACTGCTAAACCGTTGCCTACAAAAAATTCATCGCCGTCAGCAGTATTTAGACAAACAGCTTGTTGACTTCCTACACTATGTGTATAATCTCCAGTACCTAGCTGGTCAGTTCCAGACGAAGTAGAATGTAAATCCCAAGCAGTAGATAAATCCCACTGTCTAATTACATTTGTAGTTTCAGATACAGTAAATAGTTTTAAACCTGTATCACTTAAAAAGACATCTTGTATGACACTATCACTAATATATCCTATGGTAGCAGAGCCTCTGGTATCGGGTCTAAAGGCTGTAGATAGATATGCATGAGCTACATAATCAAAGTAATGATTACTTATAAAAAGATTATGACCATCTGGGCTTAAATAGACTCCAGAGTTTCTACCTGCACCAGATCCAAGGTTAGTTGTATATCCAGAATATGACAATGTAGTAGGATCATAAGGTGTTCCAAAATCCCATCTTCTCACATTACCAGAGTGAGCTTCTGTTGTAAATAAATAAGCACCATCACTAGTCATATGCCAGCCAGTAAACCATTGTCCACTATTTACATTAACTCCGACAACATTCTGTAGCGTCCAACTATCTACACCAAAAGCAGTTGATTGTCTTGTTCCTGTGCTAAGATCCCATGGTGTTGTTAATGTGTAATACCAGCACATAGGATTACTATTATCAGACGTTTTCATACCAGCAATGAATTTAGTTCCGTCGGCACTGAATGATAAACCACCTATTGTTCTTCCAGACATAGCCTGTAAATTAGTTGTTCTTGTTAATGTAGAATTATCTATATCATTCATCTCAGTAATAAACGAAAGAGTAAAGCTATTAGCACCAGATGTAGCAGTGTTTATACCATCAGAAGCAGTAAATGTTAAATCAAATGTAGTATCATTACTAGCGTGTGGAGTAATAGTAAATACGTTATCAGCTTGAGTAACTGTAGAACCATTTAAAGACCCAGAACTAACACTATAGTTGTATGTTAATGGTACTTCTTCAGAGTCAGTAGCAGCAACAGTAATAACAGTAGCAGTCCCATCTGTAGCAAGAGTAAACGGTGTTGTATTTGCAGAAGCATCTTGTACTGCAGTAATAGTAGGATTAGTGTTAACTAAACTAACTGAGTACCAACCACTTCCATTTGATATGTACAAAGCATTAGAAGACTCAACAAATGCTTGCTGCCCTGCACTAACACCGCTAAGGGGTAATTCTGAAATAGTTGCATATACGTCTGTACCTGAAGAGGCACTTACTCCTCTATTTACACGTAACCAAGCACTCTTAGAAGTACTATACATCCAAGTATTATTAGCTAGTATAGCTTCTTGTCCGTCTACCGGACTATCTGGAAAATTAATTGCCATTTGCTATGTTACCTTTATTTAACCATTAGTTCTTTATGTACAAAAACCCTTTTGTTCTTGCTACTCTACCTAGACTACCAGATACATAGTTCAATCCCCCTGCCCCAGCGGTATTTGAACCAAGTGGGCCTGAACCAGCATTCTTCAAACCAATCCCCAAAACTCTATCTCTAGAATCGGATACATCTACATCCGCTGAATGTCCAAATCTGATATATCCATATCCAGCTGGGCTAGGAATTCCATGTTGATAACCATATCTAAAATACGTTGCTCCAGCATTCCATGCGTTGCCGTTAGTATCTAAAAATGCTTGTGTCCACCCTGCTGCAATCCCTGCATCGCCATCTGCTACTTCACTGTTTGCATTTATAGTAGTACTATCATGACTAATACTTGTTGGTACTGGTAAAGCGCCATTTGCAAGAGCTCTTGCAGTATAACTAGTGTGGTTATAGTAATGAAAGTGAGTTGATGCATTTGTTCCTAAAGCAAGTCCAGTGGCAGTCGTTTGAAGTGTATAAAATAGTGATGATATTTGATTTGTATCTGAGGACGGATCCAATGCAGTAGTTACTCCTCCAGTAGTATCAGTCCACACCGAAGAATCATAATCATAAGAGTTGCCTGTAGTTCCATCAGCAACGACCATGACTAGAATCCAAGGGCCGCCTGCCAAATCAAAATTTACATAACATTCTGTCGCCGAATTATCAAAACCATCTAAATATAGATTGTAGTTGCCACTTGTAGTAATTCCAGCAGTAGATAATTGAGAGGCAGACTGAAATCCACTATTTACAGTTGTAGTTTTTGATATGACATGAGTACCGTCTGTGGCCTTTGAACGAAAAGAAAATGACCCAGTATTACTAGATAATGCGAGAGTATAAACACCACCCGATTCAGATACACTTTGTAACTGTGTTGGACTTGTTGGGTTTGTATCATATAAATAAGTTACTGGAAACCCATCAGGATCTGATGCCGATACTGTTATTGAAATGTTAGAAGATGGGGCTCCAGCATATTCAGTATTTGGTTCAGTATCCCAATTTAATATTTCATCTGGCCCAGAATATATTCTATCCCATTCGGTTCCGTCCCACACATATAATGCTTTGATATCCTGTGCAAATGCAAAGTCTCCTACTGTATTACCAGATGATGAAAACGCTGCAGTGTTAGCGTAAGCAGTTACACCACTACCGCTACCACTACTTAATAAGCCGTTGGCATCTGAAAGATCAGATATGTCAATACCTAAAGGAGTAGAAATATCCCATACGCCTTTTGTGCTATTGTACACAAAAGTTAAGTTTCCTGAAGTATAAGTGTCTCCGTGTGATGGAGATGAGGGGAAATCTGACATTTTTCTATCCTTCTAGTGGTTCTGTTGGTGGTGTAAAGTTTGAGGTGTATCTTGCTAAACCTTTAGTAATTCTTAAATCTTGAATGTATCCAGGCAATAAATAGCTGGTGTTGGAATTCCAACGGCTTGCTATTCTTAAATCTGTATTTGTTAGGTCAGCGCTAATTCCTGTCACTGTATGCTCTAAAGTTCCATCCACATATACTTTTACAGTAGTTCCGATTCGAGTCATTGCAATGTGATGCCAACCCGTACCGTGTTCAACAGTAAATGTGTTTGGAAAAGCCGACCCCCAAACTGTTGAATTACCCCCGACCATAAAATCATAACGACTAAAAAAGATTCCCGTACTTTGCGATCCACTTGAAGCAAGAGACAAATAACCACTAAACTCTTGCTGTCCAGTACTTCCACTTCCGTCATCATTTACCCAGAACTCAACAGTAAAATCTCCTGCACCAATAGGTTCGATAGTAGTATCTGCGTAATCCCCGTTCCCATCAAAATACATAGATTTAGAACCAGCAAACTTAACCTGAGTTGTTGATCCAGTAGTATTGCCCACCAGCTTTAGATTAGAACTTTGTGATTTATCTAAGATAGAAGCGTCTGTGCCTTTGATGTGTAGTTCTGCACCAGTTGAAGATAGAGGAGCGGTTGGTGGGGTAAAGTTAGAAGTTCTGGAAGTTCCCTTTTCGAATCTTATATCACTAATGAAACCTTGAAAGTCAGTACCCACACCAGTTCCACCAATAGCAATAGCACCAGCATCGTAACTATTAGTATGCGCTTCGCCCTGACTACTTAACGCAAGACTTTCCCCATTAAAAAATATCTTGATTAAATTTCCAGTACGGCTTGCGCAGATATGTTGCCAAGTATTATATATTAAAGGAACCGTAGAGGTTGTTCTAACATCCCATCCTTGACCATAATCTCCGATCCTAAAATCAGAACTATGATAATCCAAATAAATTCCTCCAGTATAAATGGCTTGATGAATACCAAATAAATGAAAATTACCTTGAGAGGTGTTTGTTGGATATATCCAAGCCTCTATAATAAAATCTTCACTAGACCCTATGGCAAAATTATTAGAGGTACTTGCTGTAATTCTATCTCCGCTCCCATCAAAATACACAGACCCACCGTGATTTGTTGCTGAGTATTCGCTGTAGTCGTAGGGTGAGAATGGCTTTGTGGAAACACTGTTATTAATAACAGGTGCTAATACAGTTGAAGCACCAGTTTGCGCCGCCGGATAAGGTTTATGGGCTGCAAGAATAATGGTGTTACTATCAGCAACAGCAGGTTGATTATTTACTGCTCCATTATGTACTTCTGATTTAAGATGAAAATCACGAACGTCCATTTTTGTGTGGTAACTAGATTGCGCATACCTGTCAGCACCAATTACTAATTGCTGTACATTTGCGGCTGATACGTTTGCCATTCCACTATCAGTAGTGCTGCCAACTGAACTTCCATCAATATAAAATGTTGTTGTTCCAGATGAATGTGTGATGACGTAGTAAGACCATTTATCAAAACAAGTTAAACTGGTTGCTGTATTAATTATAGCACCCACATTTACTGTAGTTAAAGAAAAGTTTTTAAATGATAAATTTGCTTGTAATGCAAAACCATTTCCAGAGCTATATTGCCTATCAAAATCAAAAATATATGGAGCGCCGTTTGTTGCCCCAGTAGAGGGTATATATGCCCAAAAACTAAAACTCCATGTTGTTCCAAGGCCACTTGCGCTAGAGTGGTTCGGCTCAAAACTTTCGTCTGTGCCGTTAAAGCTTAAGCTATAGCCGCCACTACGATACGGGCTAAATGTACCAGCATGGGCATTGCCATTTACTGTGATGCTATGGTTATTAGATGAAGCGTCTGTGATGTTATTATTATCAGACGTATCAGTTGCTGTTGCTAATAAAGTTGTGTAATTACTATTAGCAATGATTGTAATAAATTGTAACGTAAAGCTGTTAGCGTTAGTTGCTGTGTTTATTCCGTCGCTAGCAGTAAATGTTAATTCAAATGTACCAGCATAAGCTTCTGTGGTGCTAGGAGTAACAGTAAATACATTATCAGCTTGAGTGACTGTAGCTGTTGTACCGCCTCCGTTTGTAAGGCTTCCAGATGTTACGCTGTAGTTATAAGTAAGTGGTATATCTTCAGGGTCACTTGCTGTAACAGTAATAACTGTAGCAGTCCCATCAGTCGCAAGAGTAAAAGGAGTTGTTCCTGCTGAAGCGTCTTGTACTGCCGTAATAGCAGGATTAGTGTTAACTAAACTAATTGAGTACCAACCAGTACCATTACTAACGTACATTCTATTTGACCCAGTAACAAATGCTTGCTCTCCTGCACTAACACCACTAAGAGGTAATTCTGAGGTAGTTGCATAAGTAGTTAAGCTTGCGCTAGATCTACCACTAGTTAAAGTCTTTTCCCAAACTGATTTAGTACTATTGTACTGCCAGGTGTTTCCTCCTGCAGAAGTTTGTTGTCCGTTTGTAGGACTATCTGGAAAATTAATTGCCATGTTATATTATCCTTTTAGTGGCGCTGATGGAATATTGGCGCTTTCATCGGCAGCGGTATAGCGAGCTAAACCTTTGGTGATACAAAAACCTAGTTTTGTGTTATTGCTCATCGTATGTCCTATGCGGGTACAAAAATATAAACAGACCCTGCATCTGTAGCTGTAGTGTCTTCATTAGAAGCACTTACTATAGCAGTGTTCCCATCGCCGGATATAGATACATATTGTCCAAATCTATCACTGGCTTGTGCGTCACTTGATTGTATCTTAGCTTCTTGAGACCAAGTTGTTCCTGACCGTGTAAAGACATAAGCAGCTCCTGCATCTGTAGCTGTAGTGTCTTCATTTTTAGCACCGACAATTACTGTATTTCCATCATCAGATATAGATACAGATTGTCCGAAATTATCACCTGCCTGTACATCACTTGATTGTATCTTAGCTTCTTGAGACCAAGTTGTACCTGAACGTGTGAATATGTAGGCAGAACCTGCATCTGTAGCTGTAGTGTCCTCACTCCAGGCACCTACTATTGCTGTATTCCCATCACTAGATATAGATACATATTGTCCAAATCTATCACCACTTTGCGCATCGGACGCTTTTATCATAGCCTGTTGTGACCAAGTCGTACCTGATCTTGTAAAGACATAAGCAGCTCCTGAATCTGTAGCTGTAGTGTCTTCATTATAAGCACCTACTATAGCAGTGTTCCCATCGCCCGATATAGATACAGCGATTCCAAAAATATCAGCGGAACCAGCGTTTGATGCTTGTATCTTAGCTTGTTGAGACCAAGATGTGCCTGATCTAGTAAAGACATAAGCAGAACCTGCCTCACCAGCAGTAGTGTCCTCACCATAGGCCCCTACTATCGCTGTATTCCCATCACTCGATATAGATACAGATTGTCCGAAATAATCAATGGCTTGTATATCAGATGCCTGTATCTTAGCTTGCTGTGACCAAGTTGTACCCGATCTTGTAAAAATATAAGCAGCTCCTGCCTCGTTCCCTCCAGTGTCCTCACTATAGGCACCTACTATTGCTGTATTCCCATCACTCGATATAGATACATCAATTCCAAAATAATCATAAGCTTGTGCATCTGATGCTTGTATTTTAGCTTGCTGTGACCAAGTTGTACCTGAACGTGTGAATATGTAGGCAGAACCTGCCCCATCTGCAGTGGTGTCTTCTAAATAAGCACCTACTATCGCTGTGTTTCCATCGTTAGATATAGATACAGACTTTCCAAATCTATCACTGGCTTGTGCATCAGAAGCTTGTATCTTAGCTTGCTGCGTTACGTTTCCCCAGCTTGAAAACGACAGAGTAAAGCTATTAGCGTTAGTTGCAGTATTTATTCCGTCACTAGCAGTAAAAGTTAATTCAAACGTACCAGCATACGCTTCTGTTGTCGACGGAGTTACTGTAAATACATTATCGCTCTGAGTGATTGTAGCTGTGGTACCTCCGCCATTAGTCAAGCTTCCAGATGTTACACTGTAGTTATAAGTAAGGGGTACTTGCTCTGGATCACTTGCTGTAACAGTAATAACAGTTGCTGAACCATCTGTAGTAAGAGTAAAGGGTGTGGTATTAGAATCGCCGTCTAATACGCTCGTAATAGTAGGACTACTATTTACAAGACCAATGCTATACCAACCAGTACCATTGTTAATATAAAGCCTATTGGTAGAATTGACATATGCTTGTTCTCCTGCATCAGTACCTGTTAACGGCAAAAGATCAGGTGTAGCATAAACCGCTACACCTGATCCAGCTGAGGTAACATTTGATTGTACAGTATCTATTAAACTAGATAGAGTAGTATAAGTAGTATGGTCGTTAGAAGAAGCAGTAGGATCTAATACATCAGTATCTCCAAAATTAATTATCTGAACTTCGTCACCAGTAGATAAAGATATTTCTACATTAGAACCATCAGTTGCATCTATGTCTGATCTTAGTACGCCATTAACCCATGCATTAACCTTACCTACAGTATAGGAAGGTAAAGTAGGAGTGCTGCTAGAATTAAAAACTACATTTCCTGTTGTAGTACTAGTATAGTCTACTGAATAATAAGAAGTAGGATATCCTGGTCCTGGAGCACCTCTTGCACCTACAGAATTTGCAGGAATCCATTGAGAGCTGGTGCCGTCAGAATAATAAATATAAGTAGTCAGACTAGAAGGATCAAACCAAAAATCGCCAGCAGAAGGATTAGAAGGTGCATTAGTACCTGTACTTGCAGAAGCTTGTACTGTAGATGTTATATCCCAGTAACCCGCAGTAGCGTTATATACATAAGTAGTATCATTTACACTAAATGAGTCTCCATTTGAAGGAGCGTCTGGAAAATTAACGGCCATTAATTACTTTCTTCCTTTAAAACCTTTCTTATTTTTATTAAAGTTTTTATTATAAGGTTTTCTGTGCTTATTAGACCTAACAGGTTCATTATCAGGATTATCTGCGTGCATCCATTTATAAATACCCCAGTCTCTAGCAAAGTCTTCTAATTGTTTTAAATTGTGTTTTTTAGCCACTTCCTAATTCCCTATTAGCTTTAGGCTTGCTTGAAGTGTGCTGTTCGGCAGTAATTGAAAGTAAAAATCTAGAAAATAAATCTTTAAGTTCTTCACTAGTAGGTACTTTTCCTGTATCGTACTCCATACTCATTTCAATGTCTGGAATTCTACCAGAAGCATCTTTTTCCCAATCATCATGATTAGAATTTACTGTCATTCTTACATACATTTTAATCTCCGAATAATGCGTTAAGTGTTTTTGGGCCAGCTATTCCATCAGGAGTAAGACCTTTTCTTTTCTGAAAAGCACTTATAGCTGCTTTAGTTTTAGGACCAGATATTCCATCTGCTTTTAAACCTAGAGCTGTTTGAATATGTACTAAAGTATGCGTTACTTTTTCTACTTTCTTTGTAGAAGGTTTTGTAGCTACTTTTTTAACTCCAAATACTTCTAAGGCATGCTCATAATGTTTTTTACGATCTTCTAATCCTATAGTGCCACCATTAATAAGTTTTGTAACTTTTAGTATATCTTTAGCGTCTGCTGCGTTATTAATATTTCTTGAATTCCAATACCAACAAGCACTTTCTAGTGCTCCTTCTTTAGTTTGTACGTATTTAATAACTTGATCTACATCTTTATCTATAGATTCTCCAAAGGCAGTATAGTTATTGCAGCCTGTTAGTTGAATGATACCTCTACCTCTAAATTTCCAACCGTCTCCAGTTTTTTCACTGCCATTACCCATTCTGTTAGAATATACCACATTAGCTATAGCTTCTGGCTTTCTAGCATAAGCTTTAGACGATCTTTCCCTAAAATATTTTGTAAACACAGCTTCTAAGGCAGAAGCACTATAGTTTAGATTTTCTTCTAATACTGTGAAGTTTCTACTTTCATGAGCGCATTGAGCTATAAAAGCTGCAACTCTTTCAGGGGTGTCTATATTATATTTGGGTAAAATGTCTATTAAAGCTTTATGCCAAGCAGGTACTTCTTTGTTGCCTTTGCCTATAAGCTCGTTTAACATTTCAACGGTAAGATTAAATTTCATATTTGTTCTCCTAGCTATTTAGAGGCTGCTATTTGCCCAGTTAGATTATAACTTCTAGTTCTAACTTTTTTTATAGAAGATATTACTTCTTCGTATTCTTTCTTGAGAGTTTTTTGATCTTCTAAAGAAGGATTAAGAATATTTACTCTAAGGTGCCTATATAATGATTTCCAGATATCTCCATGCGGTTTTCCCGCAGATTTACCTTTTAAGTATTTAGACCAGTATTGAGCAGCATGAGCTACTTCATGTAAACAGTGTAGGGCAATTTTATCTTCCGTATTTTTTGTATATATACTGCCTATTATAGGGCAGTCTTGAAAAGAAGCATACTCATATACTTTAGAAACTCTTCCTTTTTTTATGTTGGTCGTAGCACTCATGGCGATGCTGATGCCAGCACCGCCTTTATTAGGATACCATCCCCCTCTTGAAGAGCATCTACGTTTAGACCAATCTAATTTATAAAAAGCTAATTCAAATTCGTGAAGGTCTATCAACTTGCAGATTTCTTTAGAAGAGACATTAATATAATGTTTTGCAATATCTTCATACTGCTCGATATCTGAGTACTTCATTACTCGTTACTTTCGAATTCTACAATATTTCCATTGTCGTCTCTAGTAAGAGTAATATATCCTTTTTTATCTAGAAAGATTAAAGATTTATCTACGCCATTATCTAGACCTTCGATAAATCCTTTTCTGTATGAGTACCAACAAGCAGTAACAATAAAAATTATATACAGAATATCTTTAAGCTCAAAAAGTGTCAAAGTTATGCTCCTTGTCTAGCAAAAGAACCACCAGATTTCCATCCTGCTTCTTGTGCCGTGACTCGGATAAAAGGTTTATTAGTTTCAGATTTATTAGGGTTTGAGATAGTTACCATTACGCGTTTTCCTTGGCGTAATGCTTTCATTTGGTTAACAATACGATCTCCAGAACTCATATAATCATTACGCATTTCTCTTCGTAAAGACTTACTAACATTAGAATGAATACCTGCTGATACGTTACCTTTGGACTTACCACCTTTTCTTTTAGCCATCTTATGTTCCTTTTTTTAGATTACTATTAATAATATAGTATAAAAGGCTAAACTGTCAATTATTTTTTTAAATAATATACTGACATATAGATAACTAAAGTATTTATTTTTCACATACTCTTTTTCTTAGATCACTAGAACTAAATCGATGATCTCTTTTATTGAAATGTAGATCAATGCCTCTATTTCTACATTCATCTTTTCCTGTAAAGTCTTTTTGTCTGTATTCCTCACCAAGTATTCTAACATCTATAGGATACATATTTAGTATATCTAAAAGATCAGCTTCTGTGCTATATAAAAGAACTTCGTCTACATATTTTATAGCTGATAGCTGCACTTGTCTTTCTACTATGCTTTGTATAGGAGAATTTTTTTCTTTTCTATCCAGGCTAGGATCTAATTGGAGACCTACTATTAAATAGTCACATTGAGATTTAGCTTCTCTCAACATCATTATATGCCCTGCATGTAACAAGTCAAATGTACTACATGTGAATCCTATCTTCATTCCTCTAATCTTTCTATTTCATAATACTCCATAACTTCATTAGTTTGGCTTTTAATAATGAGTTCTGCCTCCTCATCAGAAGAGGCAGAAAAGTATAGTATTTTACCGATTCTAGTATCTAAAACTGAAGTAAAACCTATAGATTGTAAAGCATGAGTTACTGCATTACCAGCATTGTCTAGTATGCTTTTATGTAGCAATATGTGTGCTTTATATTTCATTTATTGCGGATTAATAACATAATGGATCAATAATACTAATGCAACCGAGGCACCAAGCCCTACCATCATCTTACCAAAATCTTTAGCAACTAATGGAAAGACTGATTTGGTTTTCTTCTTACCAAAGTATGTAGCCATTGCCAGTTCACGACCTGCTAGAAGCCCAACAAAGACCCAAGTTGTACTCATAGGAATATCATTGAGTTCTTTGAAGAAGTACAAGCATAGCCAGTAGAACAAATCAATCAGTGTCGCCGATCGTACGTATCGAGTGTTATGCTTTTCCAAAACGATCTTTTGGATTTTACCGCCTTTTTCTCTAAACATAAAAAACAAGCCGGCAATAAACACAATACTGATAAACACCATTAGGTCTATAGGAATTGCACGTGGTAAGAATACTGCAATGTTAGCAATATCATGCGATAGCCAAGTAAACCATAATCCACCGGTCGCAACCCATTGGGCTATACGCCAAAACTTTTTATTATTTTCAGATACTGGTTGAGTTTCGTCGTACCATTTACCAAAATACTTATGGATAGCAAACCACACAGCATAAGCAAATGCTGCAGCAACACCATAGCCCATAATTGATTTCATTAGCATCTTCTCTAATACAAAGGTGCTAGCAAATACTGATAAGACTAAAAATGATGTTGAAACCGGAACACCCATTCGTGTTAAT